GCGGCTCAACTGCCAAGCCCGCCTCGATACCGGCGGCCCGATGACGGACGCCCCAGCCGCTGCACAGCCGCCGATACGCGGGAGCAATCATTATCGGCCGAATGATTCCGTTTGACGATCCGAACCTACAGGCGCGCACCCCAAACCGATGCGTTTCCATCGCCATGCACAGCCCCGTCGCGATCTATCCGCCCTCGGGCAAGGAAATGCGAGAAAAGACTTGATATCTTCGGAGAGCTTGTCTATCCCCGTCCGCACCGGAGAGGTGGCCGAGAGGTCGAAGGCGCTCCCCTGCTAAGGGAGTATTTTAACGCTCCGGAAATCCATTCTAAGATACTGTATTTCCTTTCTTTTTACCAGTATTTTCTTTTCCTGTTTGTGCGTTGTGTGCCTCATTGTTGCCACGGCTGCCAAAAACCCGGTCAATTACCGTCCGATCGGCATCACCTTCCACATAGGTTTCCATCAGCAGCCGGCGTGACTTCCATCCGCCGTGATCTGCTGTCGTGGCGGCATCAACTCCGTTGCGGACGATCATCTCCGTAGCAAAGCCATGTCGTCCGAACTCATGGCTGGTGAGCCTGTAAAGCCCCGCCTCCTTGATCACCTTGTCCACGCGTTTCTTCACCGTTGATCGGTTTGCTGCACCAAAGACCAGGTAGGGATTGAGGCTCCGGATATTGGCAAGGTCGATCACCATCGCCTGTGTCAGGAACACTTTGCGCGGCGTGGTTTTCGTCTTGGTGAGATAGGCGATGCCGTTCTGCAGGTCGACGTCATTCCATAAAAGGCGACAGGCTTCGGAAACGCGGGTCGCGGTTTCGAACATGAACCGGGCGATTGCAGCCGTCTCAGGCATGTTGAGTTCCTTGGCTTTTGCCTGAAACACCTCCAGCCATTCCTTGTTGCCCGCCGGCCGCGCTGTGTGCTCTTCCTTGAAGCGAGACACCTTGATTTTCTGGAGCCGCTTTGCGTCGGCCGCGTGATTGATGATCGCACGCATGGGCGTGATGACTTGTCGGTTCCATGTTGCCGGCGATGCGCCTGGGTAAAGCACTTTAGCCGCGGCGCGTATCGTCGGTCCGCTAATGTCCTTGATTTTCGTCTTCTTGAAATAATCAAGCAATTTGACGGTGAACCGCGTGTCCTTCCCATCATCGCTGTAGAGCTTCAGCGCGTCGGCGAACGTCAAGACCGCTTCCGGCCCGTGAACGGCAGCACTACGGACCGAGTTTTCTTTTTTGATGGCGATGTCTTCCGCAAGCCGTTTATCAGTTGTTTTCGAAGATCTTCGATATCGCTGTCCGTCAACGGTAAATTCAAATTGCCAGATGTCCCCGCTTCGCTTACGTTTGTAGAGGGTGGGCATTGCTTCGGCTCCAGTCTGGCGGCATTGAATATCCTGTCAATGTCCTCGGGCAATAGGAACATCGTTTTGCCGATGACACGGCAAGCTCCCAATTGTCTGGCACGCTCACGCAATGTCCGCTCTGAGACGATAATTCCGTTTTCGGCCAGTTTGGCAACTGCGGCGGCTGGGGATATTGGGGATTCGAGCGCTGTCACGTCTCCCCTCCCAAAGCAGAGAGAGCGTCACGGCCGGCGCGGAGACGCTGTATCTCAGCTATGGCCTCGTCCAGAAGATGCGCGTCCTCTTGGCGCCACACCCACCCTTGCTGAATTATCTGGCCTTTGCGGTAACTGAGGCGATAAAGAATATCGTGTGCGGGGGCATCTCGGTCGACATTGGAAAAGTTGCAGCCGTGAAATCCGGTACCCAAAAGCCAAGCTAATAGTCTGCCGATATAGCCAACCGGCTTGAGGCAATATGGGCATTCGCCTGGAAACGGATGATGCTTGAGAGGCAGATTCATTTCTCATCTCCACTGGACTGGAGGGCGGAACGGCCGGTTCGCTTCTCCCAAGACGGCCTGACCAGATCCGTAGACGTAAACCACAATGCGGTTTCGGTGCTGTCCTCGTGATGGAAAATCAGGAACCAAGTATTTCGCCCCATGCGCTCCAAATGCGCGCCGCAGCTGGATACGATTTCGTCCAGCGTTCCTTTGCCGGTGAATGTGACGCGATCAGAGTTCACGGCTTCACCTCCGTGGATGAGAGAAAACGGATGGCGGCGGCCAAAGACTGCGCCATATGATGCCGGCCTTCGACGTATGAGGTCTGTTCCTTGGCCTCGCCCATGGCCTTCGCGGCGGCGTCAGCTTTCAACGCACATTCCTCTATCGTAGCTTTCCTGATGGCGTCTCGTTCGGCGCGGAGGCGTTCGAACGCCGCCGCAGCATCATCAGCAGTCGCCTGCGTTCTCGCATCATACCCGCAAGTGCATTCGTACTGACGCCCTTGGCATCCTCTGGAATGGTCATCGTTCTGGGAAATGTCCTTGAGCCGTTCGACAATATCGCTCATACCTGCTCTCCCTGTGCTTTGGGAGCGGGAGCGGCGGCAAGCATGGCGCGATAGGCGTGGCCGGTGAGCGGGCTGACCGCGTAGGCTATCGGGTGCCCGCGCCGGATGCGCGCTTGAATAGCGTCATAGCTCAAGCTGTGAGTTTGGCAGTAGTCGACCAAAGGAATCCCATCTATCAGGACGGTTCTTCGCGTGTTCCTATTTTGCTCTGCCGCCGTGGCCCACCTGACGTTCCCAGGCTCATAATTGCCGTCGTTATTGGGGTATCTATCAACTGAATGAGATGGGCTTGGCGCTTCCCCAATGTCGCTAAGGAAAGTCTCGAATGAATCCACCCAAGCATGGTGCATCCCTATCCCTCTGCCACCATAGCTGAGGTAGGCTTTGTCATTTGGGTTAGTGCAGCGCCCCTTAATATGCGCCCATGCTCGGTACTCTTTGGTTCTTTTCCCTAGCTTCGTATGTCCGTGGACAAGAGAGTTAGCTTGACGCTTTATTGACCGAAGGCAACCGCAATTCGTAACATCGCCTCTGTTCAAATTTCCCGTCGTTGCCACGTGTGTTCCTCCACAGGCACATTGGCATTCCCACGCCAAATATCTTCCTATTCTCGCCTCAGACACGACGATGAGGGCGCCGAATTTCTTTCCGATAAGATTACTTCGCGGCATCATCGACCTCCATGTTTGGTAACTCTTCTAGCTTCCACCCCTCCGTTGCCTGTGGGGGCGGAGCGGCGAAGAGCGGCGTCAGAGATGCTGTGTTCGGATGGCCGGCCCACCCTTTCGCCACCTCGGGATTAGTCGTCGTGTCTATGTGCGCTGGCACCTCAGGATGGATTATCGTTTCAACGCGGAGCCACGCCACCGGCACAGATGCCGGCGCATCTTGCGAGGCGGCAAGCCTCTGGGCGAGCTTCGTTAATTCTGAACTGCCATATGTTCCAGGCTGCCTCTTCCCGTCCAGAATATTATTGATAATCGCGACAGTTGCTTCAACACCTCGGTCGTTTCCCCGCCACCATGCAGGATGCGCACCATCAATAGCGTCCATCTCGGGGTCGTCATGCGGGGCGGCGAATGCGGCTTCGAGGGCGATGGCCGCTTCAGAACACAATTTGCCGAGCGGCGACTCCGGAGAGCACGCGGTACGCAGGCGTTGGATGAGATCGTCATTCAGCATGGCCGGTATCCTCTTGGATTGGTGCGTAAAGCCGGCGCCGGGGTAATTCCGCCTTCGGCTGGCGGCGAGCGGTGCGTTCCGATACCACGGGCGTGCGCCGTGGGATTTTCTGGACAGGAACGGTCTTGATGCCGAGGCGCGCCTTCTCGTTGCGCTTGGCCTTGGCGATGGCGGCGACATCGTCGGCTGTCTTTGGTGCGTGACAGCAATCGATGCCCAGGAGCTTGCCATCGGCAGCGGTGAGCTTTCGCTTCTTGTCGAGAATGAGCCCGTCGGCAATCGTGTGGTCGACGTGGTATTTCTTGCCCTTAATGAACTCGCCGCAGCCCTCGCACCATAGCTGGCCTTTGGCATCCATCGCGCGGCGGACGATCTCAGCATAGACCATGGGAGGGAATTCGCGGCGCGCCACTATAAGCCCCTCCAATCATATCCATTTTCCAGTCGCCATTTGGCTGCGCCATAATTGGTCCCGGTCCGCTCACATGCCTCCGCAAGCGATACTCTCCCTCCGTCGAGGTCGACCATCCGGTTTCTTCGCATATTTCGAGCCTGCTCTTTGGCGGTCGCCCATCGGCAGTTCGATGGCTCATAGTCCCCATTTTGGTCAGGGAACCTATCAACTGAATGATCCGCAGACGGGCGCGGACCCATGTCTGACAGGAAATTCCTGAAGTCAGTTTTCCAGCGATCGCAAACTCTGATCCCGCGACCGCCATAGTATTCCCAACTTTTGTTTGCCGGATTTGTGCAGCGGTTGATCATCGACATCCAAATATTATGCTCTGCAGTCTCAGACAGACCGTGCTTGAAACGTGCCGTATCTTCTCCCTTCGGCTTGGAGCAGCCGCAATTGGTCGATTTCCCACCAACCAGATGAACGCCGGAGACCTGTTTCTCGGCGCCGCAAACGCAGCGGCAATTCCAATGGATGCGCGTTGACCGGGTATCGCCGCGTGACAGCACCAGCCAATGCCCGAAGTGTTGTCCGGTCAGGTCTTTGAACGCTGTTCTGTGAGTTCCGTATCCTTTAGGCATGTCGGCCTCCAAGCGATAGATCACAATTGCAACGCTGGCCCTCGGCGAAGTCGAACAGATTTCCAACGGCTTCGCACCGGCGGCCAGATCTGGCGAGAGCAGCCTGCTTCGTCTTGCGGGTGAATTCAAGACGGCTCATTCCTGACCTCCGAAGCTTCGGCCAAGCCGCTCGATATACTCGGCTTCGGACTTTTCACATTCGGCCAGCGTCGCCCGCTCAGCATCGTCCAACTTGTCGATCGCCTTCCAGAACATGTGGCTGCCGGGCGAACTGACGCTGTCAGCATAGTGGATGTAGGCGTCCCACCGTCGGGCCGACCAAATACCCGTCGATCCGATCTCGCAGACCGCGAAGCGGCCTTCGCGCGGGCTGTAGCGGCTATCGCGCCAACCAAGCTCCTTCATGCGCTCTGATGCCGATACCAGCGCCGACAGGGCGGAATAGGTGTCTGGCATCCGTTCGGAGCGCTCTGCCTGTTTCTGCCTCACTTCGTCCCAAATCCGCTTGGCCTCTTCGGATGACAGTTCGACATGGCTGCCGTCCGCCATGGTGATGTGCCCGTGGTATTCGTGATCCTGGGTCAATGTGCAGCCCTCCAGAGAATTGCCGGCTGGTCGACCGGGATGCGATGCTTGCCGCGCGCCAGAGGATGCTTTGGCGCGCCGGACGAGGTCGTGCCCCAGCACCAGAGATCGGGCCAAGGTTCCTCGCCGGTCTGGATCTGCTCAACGACATGATCGGCCCAGTCGCTATCCCAGGCGATGGCGCCCCAGCACACAAACACCTGGTCGGCAGCCTTGGCCACCTTCACGACATGGGGCAGGTTTACCATGTGGAGCGCGTCACGGACGTCATAGGCGCCGTTCCCGATCGTGTCGGCTATACGCTTGCATTCCTTCGGGCTGGCGGTGACGAACGGATAGAGGTTGACGCCGCGGTACCGGCCGAAGCCGGCGCGCTGAAACCAGTTGATCCACCAGCGCGATGTCATGTCGTTGCGGTCTGCATTGGCACGCGCTGGATTGCAGCCGATCACACAAGCTGTCGGGCCGCTGCCCCATTCGCGATAGAGCTCGATGCGGTGGTCGCCGGCGAAGATAGCATTGGAGCGCGGTTCGTTGCCGAGGAGGTCTAGCATCAAGACGTCCTTCCCGTTTTTACCCAGTTCCTATTATCGCGAGCGTACCGGAATCCTTTGCCAGTCAAGACCATGAGCGGCTTCGTGTCGGTGTACCGGCAATAGCCATTGTCGATCAGATAGCGTTCCGCAGCCGGGTCGGCGGGGCAGAACGGCTTGTTGCGATCGGCGGCGTGGAGAATGGCGGCGTGCGCAACCGTGTTCATAGCAAGCCCTCGCTGCATCCGGCCATCGTCTGCATCCGCACGGCATCCCTACGCGCCTCCACAGCGGCGCGAAGCTGCCGGGTGGTGTCACGGATGTTTTCATCGGCGAGCTCGCGTAGGGCCTTGGACAGGCAGGTGCGCGGGTGCTGCTCGGCGATCTTGCGGAGGTGGTCGAGTTTTTGCTCGGCGGTCATGACGTTGCCTCGCGGTCTTCGATGTGCATGTGCTGGCGGATGTGGTAGCGACCTGCTGCAATCTGGAATGCGATCTCCTTGACTTCCGGAGATTTGTATTTGTCGGCAAAGTCGTGGAGGGAATCCAGAAGCCGAGCCGCTTGGAGGTCGAGGCGATCTGCAGCGATCTGTTGGATTGTGCGCTTTCCAGACATTACGCCATCTCCATCAACAGTTCATCGGCGCCGTAGACCGCGTTCTCGCCGCAGGCCTCGCATTCGTATTCGCGGGCATCCGGCTCACATCCCTCGGCATCCTCGCCGCAGGCAATGCAAAAGCCGGGATTATCGAGAGAGGACATCCGCCGTTCGATGGCATCCTCGATGCGGGACAGGGTGATTGAGGGGTAGATTTTCATGCCGTGCCGCCCTTTGCTGGCTTAAACCAGCTTGGGCGATCTTCTTCGCACCATTCGGATTGGACCGGACAGCCGCGTTTGCGGCAATTTTCCGAATAGTCCGGGAGGACGGCGCCGCAGCGCTCGCACCAGTCGTATTCGCCCCAATATGACGAAGCCAGGCGATCGCAGCCCTTCGGCACTTCAAGCCGCAAGTCCTGCGGATCGAGGTAGCCTTCGAACAAGCGGATAACAGCGCCGGCCTGCTTAGGCGTCAGAGCCTTTTCGCCGAAGGTGATGCCTTCCTGCGAGCGACCGCGCATGACCTCATAGATTGTGTCCATGCGGGCGCGGTAGTAGTCGCCAGTCCAGCGAATGACTGGAACTTCTAGGCGTTGCAGGCCGTGCCAGAATGTTTTGGCGTCTTCTGGGCTGATCATCTCGCCATCCTCAACGGGTTTTTTCGCCCAATCGGCAATGCGATCGTAGAGCCGCTCCACCCATCGATTGTGGTCCTCGACGGTCTGGCAGAGTATCTTGTCGTCAAGATCGGTCGGTGGCCATCCTCGCCATTCCCAGTGGACGGGATTGTCTTGAAATTGGGTGCGCTCCAGGCGAAGCGTGCGTTCCACCTCTTCGACGTGTTGGATAATTCTCGCCAGCGTTCCTATCGGCGCTGTGATTGGACCGGATAGACCCCGCGAAAATGAGAAAAAGACATGGAAGCTCATGCCGCCCTCGCGATCTGGTCGATGTTCTGAGGGATGACGCGAAAAGATGTGGCGTATACCCAGGGATTGCTCGCCCACGAGCCGGCGCCGTTGATGCGCTCCCAAAGCGAGCGATACGCATCGCGCGCGCAAAGCCACCTGAACTCTTCCGGTTCGGTCGGTTCCCAGTGCCACCGGCCAAGGCTTGTTTCATGCAGGCCTTCCGCCTCAGCATCCTCCTCGCTGATATCCTGCAGCCGCTCGATCTTGACGTCTTCCACGATGAGGGTGAGGCGGGAAGCGCAGCGGGGCATATGCATCGATGCACGTAGACGGCCCGGTTTGCTCTGCTGCCAGAGTTCAACGGAATGGTCATCACACTTCTTGTCGGCCTCATAGAACGTGGGGATCGATGGCGTGCCCCATTCGCTCTCGAACTCGGCACATATTTCCGATAGGGAGTCGGCGTCGAAAGCCTCTTGGGTTCGCCAAGCTTCTTTGACCCAGAGCCGGTCGCCAACCGCGATCGGCGGCATATAGTGCGGCGTGGCGAGGTGCTTCCCAGCCGCGATTGCAACCGTAACCCCGCCGTGGCCCTTCATCTCGTAGACCGAGCGGCCGGTTTCCTTGTCGGTCCCTACCTCGACGAATTCGAGGATTTCGCCGCCTGCGCCGCCGATTTTCACCAGCCTGCGGGTTTGGAATTTCCTGCCGGCGAGCAAGGCAAGGATCATCGGCGCTGAAAACAATATGGGACGGTCGGTCATGATGCGTCGCCTTTCTGCTCATCGGCCGGAATGACGACCTCAGGCAGCGCACCGTCGATCATATCGGCCAGGGCTCGAAGAATGCCAGCGGATTTCCGGGCCTCGTCCTGATGTGCCTTCACTCTGGAGTGAAAGGAGATCGCCGCTACGAAGTCGATTTTGGCGCCGACGCCGACACCAAGCTTCCGCCAACCTTCCGAATAGGAACTATGGTGGCCGGCCGCCTGTGCCGCTTCGTCCTCGGTCATCTCCACGATGAAGCCGCCAGTGGTTTTGCCGATGATCTTCATGATGCACCTCCGATCTCAGTGGGTGCCGCCGCAGGTTTGCGGTTCGCGCGCGCTTCTGAAATTGGAAGTGTATCTGGCTCAAACCACGCCCATGACTTTCGTCTAACAACGGCTCGGACTGTTGCCTGATGTACCTTGAATTTTTTGGCGATCAGATCTTCCGATAAACCAAACCTGCTGAGAGATCGTATCTCACGAACATCGCTTTCGGTGAGTTTGGCATTCCACTGCTTTTCTCCGCGAAGACTGGTGCCATGAGCAATTTTCTCGGCCTGGTTTTCTGCGGTCGTCGCCCATCGCAAATGACCCTTGGTTACACACCCAAGGTGGCCGTTGCCGCATGAATGGGCGGCCTCATGTTTCGGGGTAGGTGGCGGACCGTTGAACTCCTCGCAAACCAGACGTATGACACGTTGATTCTTTTGACCAATCCAAAGAGTGCCATATCCCTTTGATGTTTTGGCGTATGGCCAAATCAAGCATTCGTCGCCTTGATATTGCAAAACCTTCTCGCGGTAGAACCGGATTGGCTCGCCTTCTTTGGTTTCCCGCCCGCCAAGGACGTCACCGTGACGGCGAAAGCGTCGATAATGCAAATTGCACCAGCCGCGACACTCCACAGGCTTGCCACATCCTTCAATCGCACATGTCATTTCCATTCCGCCTTTCTCAGAATGTCGTCCTGGTCGACGCCGACGTTGCCGGCGATGATGGCGAGGGCGTCGGTTTGGTCGATGCTGCGATTGATGACGTCTTGGCATCGCCGGTAGACCGCATCGGCCTTTTCAGCAATTTGCTGTGGGCAACTCTCCGGTTTCTCAAATGCGATGAGCGCCGACTTCTTCTGATTTTTGAGCACGTCCAGATCGCCGCCGGGTGTCGCCACAGCCCACAGCATTCGGGTGACGTTTAAGAGCCAGAGCTTCGGATCTACAGAAGCGGAACCGGCCGCCGCTGCGGGGGCTTCGGGGTTATCGGCCGGTTCCGCCGTTGAACCGAGGTCAGCGGGCGGCTGATCGTTCGGCTCTGTTGATGAGGAGGTCGCTTCTCCGTCCTCATCGTCGCCGGCAGCGGGAGGAGGGGACTCCGCGCCGGGATTGGAGTTGGGGGTGAGTTCTCCGGTGTTGGCGTCGATGGTCTCGCCCTGCAGGACGCTTTCGGTCTCACGCTTGACGTGAGAAGCGGAGAAGCCTTCACGCGCGCTTGCTGGCTGCTCTATGGCTGCTCTAGCCTGCAGTCGCTCCATGACCGGAGACTTGGGCGTCACGTCGCGGGCGCCATCGGGGCCACGGAATTCCTCCACCTCATCGCGATCGTAGACGCCAAGGATTACCTCAGGGCAATGCCGGCGAGCCCATGACCGGGCAGAGAAATAGCCGAGCTGCTGTTGCGGGTCCGATTTCCAGAGCGGCGAATTCTTCGTGGTGATATTGCCGACACGTGGAGATGTGTAGACGCATTCCTGATCGTCCAGGATGCCCGTAACCGTGCAGGTGAGGTTGTCGCCTTCGCCCTCAAAGACGTAGCTCAGGCGGCCCTTGATCGGCGCCCGGGTGTTGACGACGGCAGCGACAATCTGAGCCTCGTAGGCGATCAAGTCCTTGACGTTGTAGGACTTGCTGGCGACCATGAAAGGGTCCATCTCCCAGCGGAGGGCCTGCATCGTGATCGCCATGCACGCTCCGTCGTTGTCACGGAGATGCTTCGGAATGGCGTGCTGCGATCTGGCCATCATCGTCGCGAAGGCCACCACGTCGCCGAACGTCTGCGGCAACAGCATGCCGCCGCCGCCAGCCTGGGCGATGCCGATATTCTTGTAGGAAAGGCCACCTTCCTGGCGCGGTGCGATCTGGTTCATTTCTGGTCCTCTGTGGAGATTGCTTTGAATAGGCGGCCGACCATGACTTCACGGCGGATCTGGCTCAAATTCCAGTTCTGCAGCCATCCGGTGTTCTGGGCTTTGTGATTGTGAAAGAGCACTTCGCCGGCCAAGATCGCGTCACATGCGGTGACGGGATGCATGATCTGCTCGCCTTTCTCCCACTTCTTCATGCCGCGCGCTCCAGTTCGATTTTGAGCCGGGTCTTTGCCCACGAAGGCATTTCCACCCAGCCGATGTCGCGGTCGAACCCGTCGTAGCCGGGCCACTGGTTGCGCTTCAGGCATTCCTTGACCGTACCGATCGCCTGCCGGGCCATCCGCTCACCGAGGTCGATATCCTCGTCCTTCAGCTGCATGACGCGGACATCGTATGGCGGGGCCTTTTCGACGAAGACGAACGTGAACGACGAGAAGGCGTCGGCGCCGATCACTTCGCGGATGATCATTCGGAGCAATCCGGCCTGTACGAAATAGCCGTTGTTGTAGATGGCCTTGGATAGGCTCTCGTCATCGACGCTGGCGGCCGTTTTCAGGTCCACGAAGTCGCCGCTGTCGTTCGGCACCACGTCCGGACGGGATTTCAGCCAAATGTCGCCGTGCTGCATGAAGATGGATCGCTCTATGCGACCGTTCATGATGCCAAGCTTGATAGCAGCCTTCTTCTCCAGAGCCGCGGCGATCTGTCTGATATGGCCTATTTCCGTTTCCGTTATGACCGTGCGGCCGGCCTTGGCCTGGTCGACAAGCCAGCCCTTGCACCAGTTCGAATTTCCGCTCCATGGCCGCGCTGCGCCTTTGTCGTCGGGATAGGTCTCGGGCCGAAGCGAATACCGCCGCGCGAACGTATCTTCGCCCAAGAGCAGCATGTGGGCAGCCTTGCCGAATTCGAGCGCCTTCTTGTCGTCCTGTTCGAACGGCGTCGGATTGTAGGGCGAGAAGCCCCAGTAGAGCGATGGGCGATCGAGAACCTGACGAAGGCCAGAGCTCGAAATCGAGAAGTCGTCGAAGAGGGTCACGTCGCGGTGATAGGCTTCGATAGGTACCGACCGGTAGACGCCCGCCTCGCTGATCTTGCCGCCCAAGTAGACGCGCTCGCCTTCATGGATAAATTCGGTTCCGGCCCGTTCGATGATCGGCTTCGCGATCTCGCCTACCGTCGGCGGCGCGCCGTGCATTTCGTGGATACCCATATTCAAATCCCTCCAAGGTGCGCGCACAGCCAAGCCGCCGCGAGAAAGAAAACAGACAATGTGATGGATGAGCCGCGGTCCTTCGGTCGGCCCCGCCAGGCGACAACGAGGCCGGCGAGCCCGAGGAGTACGAAGATCGCGGTAAGCAGGTAGGCGATGCCGGCGGCTACCATGGGATTTGATCTCCCATGCCTTCGGCCTGAGCTTCGACCATCAAATCGGCCATGCTTGGCTCGCGCAGATCAAGCGCCTTACCGCGCTCATAGATATGGACCAGCCGGCCGTGGTGTTTGTCGGTGGCATGTTGGATGCAGCCTTGCTCCGTCGCGAAACTGGCGAAGCACTTGCCGCAGAGGAACTTGTCTCGCTTGGCCATCAGACACGCGCCTCCGTCTGGACAGCGCGTTCCTGCCGGGACAGCCCGACATCCGCCGCCGCGATGAAGGCGAGCAGACCGAGGGCGGCGATTGCCGCTGGTAGGATGACCGCCGCCAGGCTGGCCTTGTTCTGCTCACGGATGATGATGGAGGCGCTGCACTGGCGGTCGCATGTGGACCGATCGCAAGGTGCGTAGACGGATTGGCCGCAGGGTTCACGCATTGGGACCTCCTGGGATTTGCGATTTGAGGCTCATTTTAAGGCTGTGATCCACCCACAAGAGCCGTTCGTAGGGCCACGGATCACCGTCCGGCAGAACTGCCATAGCGGCGTGAACAAAGAAGCGGGTGATGACGTAGCGGGCTTTACGCATTGCCGCCTCCCTCAAAGACCGAAGCCCGTTCAACTGCTTCATTTTCAGAGAGCGCGGTAAATCGGTCGAGGCCGTATGAAGAGCAGTTGCCGATGGAGTAGTGGATGTGCGCACCGAATGGGCCGGCCATGAAACCGCGCTCACCGCCGTAGACATCCTCAGAGCGGAATGCGCCGAACGCCCACGGCCATATCCAAAAATGAAGGCTGAAGCCGATCGAGCGGCAATTGCGCCAATGCCAACGGAGATCACGCATTGGACCTGCCCTCCGCCTTGGCGATGGCGGCTCTCAAGCCTATGACCAGCGACATCAGGTATTCCGTTGCTTCGTCACAATCAGCAGTGACAGCGGACCATGCGAAGTCGTCTAGCTTCTTGGCTGCCTCAAGTAATTGCGGAGCGGCTTCATTGTCGCCTCCAGTAAGAGCGGCGCGGGCGGTGTTGCCGCAGTCGTCAAGCAGGCTTTCCTTCGGCTTCCATTCGAGGCCAGGGCGCTTGTGGTTTGTCGTGAAACACCAGCAGTCGGCGTAGAACTTCAGCGCCTTCTCCAGTACCTCCACCCTATCTCTTAGGGAGGTGTTTTCGGATTGGAGGGTGGCGATAGACGATTCTAGCGCGGGAATTTTGTTGACGCGCAGATCGTACAAATCTTGATAGGGGTCGGTCTCTTCCCGATTGAGGGTGGCCCAGACCTCATCATCCAGCTCGAAAATCGTCTCCTCGATTTCCGTTAGCCAATCCTTGTCATTCGTGCTCCCGAGATAGATGCGGTCGCCCTCATCCTCCAAGCTTATAACCAAGGGGCCGATCTTGTTGCGGATTTCCTGCAAGATACGACCACGAAGGGCTGAATGAGCCTTCTGGATATTGAGGCTCTTCTTTAACTCGGCCGTCTCCGACAGAAGGGTGGCGTGGGATGCCTCACAGACTTCTTCGACCATATCGATTGCCATCGTTATGGCAGCAACGGTAGCCTGCTCGCCCGAACCTTTATTGAGGACGACGTTCTTCCACGCTCGATGCGCGGTGTTGATGATTACTTCGCGGTCAGTCTCACCGGCCATCTCTGTTGTCCTCTTGGGTGGGGGTGGATTGGGAGGCGCGGCGGTTCCAGCGCGCGAAGCACTCTTGTGGCGGGAAATCGGGATGGAGATAACCTGGATTATCGGGGTCCCAACGCTCTTGGTCGCTCATGACGATCTTGCATTCTCTGCAGCAGACAGCCCACCAGAGTCGTCCGAATACGCTGTTACCGCCGTCGTTGTGGGTTGCCGGGCTGCCGCAGAACGGGCATGGCAGAAGTTCGATGGTGCTCATGTCCGTTCCTCTCTGGATTGAGAGGCGTCGTCATCATCTTCCGGCGACGTGCCGTTCCACAGATGGACAACCGTGTCCTTGTATTCATCGTTGACTTCAGCACCGCACTGGACGCACCGGATCGTGTATCCGTAGTCAAATTGGTGGACGACATCGGTCAGGCTCATGAAGGCGATGATTTCATCGTTCGAGCCGTCTGCATGGCAGAATGGGCAGTCTCGCAGATAGGGGCGCTCGCTCATCACTTCCCCTCTCTGCTGGATTGAGAGGGGGAAGCCTTGAGGAGGGCGGCACGGGCTTGGGCCACGGTCGGTGAAGCGATTTCAAAAAATGGATGCACCTCGCCGTCTGGCGTTGTCACCTCAAGTTCGTGGATGCGAAGAAGTCCGCCGAGCGACCAGTTGCAGTAATTCCCCGAGTTCTTCTTCGGGGAACCGGCGCCCGTGAATCTGCCCAGGCAACTGAACCCGATTGACTTTTCGGCCTGTTCCGGATCAACGCCAGCGCAGATAAAATCATGCATGCTCTGCGGCATTTGACAGGCTGGGCAAACGCACGCACAGTGCTCTCGCTCTACACCTTGGTCTTTCATTTCCTGCTGAAAATCAGCCAGTTTCAACTTCCTCATCGTCTCACGCCTCCTGCAGTCTATCGGCACTGCAGAGGGAAGCGATTGCTCCGTAATCCCGTCGCTCATCATGCAACCGGTCTGGGTTGCCCTCGCGCATCTGCTCCACGAGCGAGTTCCATTCCCGCTCGGCATGTGCGCCGATAGACGTCTTCGGGTTTTCGATGACAGCGGCGATGCGAGCGAAAAGCTCGTCCTCGAATGCGGACGGAAAGCCGAGGCGTCCGTTGCCGCGGCGCCGAAGAAGCGGTCCATGTTCGAGTTTGACGGTATCGACGGTAAACCCGTCCTCGTCGCCTTCCAGAGTGGCAGTGCCGTAAAGCATCATCCCATTTGCGATCGTGCCGCAAAGGACGATATTCAGTTCCTCGAATTCGAAAGGCAGTTCAAAAGGGTTGTTCATTTCCGTCGTCCGTGTTGGATTGGAGACTGTTCAGGCGGCTTCAATGGGAGCGCACACAAATCGGGTGAGTTTCGGGTGCCAATGGTTCATGCGAGCCGAGTCCCAAACCCGAACCGCCTTGCAGCTCCCGCCGTTCGCCAAATACCCAGGAGAGCACGGCTCCCACTGGTCGGGGTCTATGACAGTCATAGGACGTGGAGACCTTAGCGCCGACTCCACGTCAGCAATCGCGTCGTTAAAATCATATTCCGACGATACGCCGGGAAGAGCTGAAGCGATTTTCATCGAGACCAGTGCCGCATGCAGCGCTGATTCTGCGTCGATTGACTCGGTCATTTCCATTCCATCGGTTTGAGTTGATTGGGCAGTTGCGGATGCCCAGCCGCGTTACAGGTGAGGTCAGGCGGTGGCTTCGATTGCGGCCAGTTCAGCAGCCAGCGCCGCCTTGCGCCGTTCAACCAGTTCGGCCTCATGGGCGGCCTTCATGGCTTTGATGTCGTCGGGGATGCTGAGGGACGGGTGTGTCTTTACCCACGTCTCCAGTGTCTCGTAGCTCAGAGTGGTGGAGTAGCCGCCAGTTCTGAAATCTGGCTTCTCGCGGAATTTCTGGCATGCGGTATCGAACTCGGCACGGATCACCGACGTCCGCTCTGCTTCCGTATCAAAGAACCTGAACGGGTTGCCGTAGGAGTCGTCGGCGTACCTTTTGGCAACCCACTTCTGACCCTTCTCAAAATCGCCAGAGGAGATTGCGAGATACTTGGCGTATTCCATCTTGGGAATGCGCGGGATTTCCGGTGCGTCGTGATAGCGACTTGTGCTAACGGACAATGGATAGAGGACTTGCCCGTCTAGCAGTTTGCCTAGGTCGACCATGACGCGATGGGTCTCCATCCACCGTTCCAACTGGAGTTTGGCGGACTGAAGTTCGTTCTCGGCGGCACGGCGCTGCGAGTTGGTTTCGGCGATGACCCTCTTGGCCTCAGCCTTCAGCGCTTCCAGTTCGGCTTGCTTGGCGGCAACCTCGTCATTGACGACGGCCAGGGGAGGCGCATCAAACAAAGCTGACCGGTCCATAGAAACGAGATAGGCGGCTGGTTCAAAGTCCTCCTCCTCGTGGAAGTCGTCGCCATAGCTCGACTGGATCACCACCTTCACCAGCGGCCGCACGTAGGCCGTGCCGTCGTGTTCATGGTCAAAGGTGAACGCCGCTCCGGTTTTGTCGTACAGTGTTGCCATTCCTGTCATCTTCCCATCCTCTTCGTTCTGCCTTCGACACGAGACGTTTGCGGGTGTCGGCTGGTGAGTGAAATCAAAGCCCGAGCCGCGCCAAAATCCGCGCCTTCGCTGCGGACTGGCTCATGTGGGCCGGCAAATACTTCGTGGCATCGAGTGCGGCGATCACAGCCGGCGACATTGCCGCCTTCTTCGCGGCCTCTGCTTCCTTGGCCTTCATTACCCGCCAGCCGACACGAAGCGCATTGGCGAAAGAACCGTCGTGAATACCGCGCTCTATCTGCCAGGCTTCATAGGTTGCATGGACCCACCGGTAGTGCTTCCAGGCTTCCTTCATCACTTCGCTGCGGTTGATCATCTTCGTCTCCATCTTCACCGACACTCGAGAGCTTCCTTGCGGGTTCGGCGTCGGCTGATGGAGAGGAATGTAACAGTTTATGCTACACTGTCAATGGGCATGTAACATTTTATGACGCAAAATATTTGACACGCCACAAAAGCTGGCGCAAAAGAAAAGCGCCGGCGGGATGATCCGACCGGCGCTGTAGCATAACCAAACGAGAACCGATGCATACCAAACTTGGTATACTAAAGCAACGGCTTGAGTGTGCTGCAGGCGTCAAAAACGCAAAATCTTGGGTCTGCTCGGAGGTTCCCGCCAAGATGATGTGGTCAGAGGCGCAAGCGCAGCGGTCTTTTCAGGGTCTCACCCGCGCCGCCGATCAATCCGGCCCATGAAATCCCAAGCGGTACCGGCGCCAGGCTCACCGGGAACGAAGTAGGCTTCAGACGGGAAGTAGGACAACCGCCCGGTAGGTAAAGCGAAAGACCGGGGTAACCACAGAACTAAACGCATTTCGGCAACGGTCACAGTAGGGTGCTGACAACCTGAATGATCGCCGGCCCAGCGGGGTAGGGTCCCCGACATCAAAACTATCTGTGGGGTATATCGAAGCTGAAACATATCGCCCGGTGGAGGAAGGATCTCCGCAGCCATGACGTCGAGGCTCGCCCGCCCAGGACGTCTAATGCCTTGGTTATACCCTGAAGGATGCTAAGCGAATGTCTTCGATGAACTGGAACAAAGCAAAATCAACCACTTCCATCAAAACAAACGTCGTCGATGAGCAAGTCTCTTGCGACCGCGACGGAGCGGCAAGGTGGCTCAAAGCGAATGATCCTATTAAGGGGAAAACAAGACCGAAGCGTCGACACGCCAAGCCAACTGTTCGTCGTGAAGATCGCCGGCACACAGTCTCAGCCCAGACGCCGGGCATCGCCATCTATACGGATGGTGCTTGCGAGCCAAACCCAGGGAAGGGCGGCTGGGGCTTTGTCGTCTATTCGGCTGGCAGAGAAATCCATTCTGACTGCGGTGGCGATCTCAGGACGACGAACAACATCATGGAGATGAGCGGGCTTCGATTCGCGCTGGAATGGCTTGCCAATAATCCGCAGGAAGGCCCTGTAACGATTTTCAGCGATAGCCAGTATGTGGTGAAAGGCTGCAACGAGTGGCGCCGAGGATGGAAGGCGCGCGGCTGGCAGCGCTATGTCGATGGCACGCGCCGCAGATTGGAGCCGGTAAAGAACGCCGACCTGTGGAAGACAATCGACGGATTGCTCGGCGCCGCCGGCCCGACAATCAAATGGGTGAAGGGACATGTCGGAATTCTCGGCAACGAGCGCGCCGATGAACTTTCGAACATGGGCCGTGCCGCCGCGATCAATGCAGCAACGGTGGCGCCCGCTATCGTCGATCAATTGCGGTACTCCGTCTGATCTCGGGAGCCAGTGTGCGTGCCCAAGTCGAAGTGGCCAAACGTCAAGCCGGAGCGCTCCGCATCTTGACTCCTCCTGAGAATAAGTTCCTATTTCGTTCTCATGGATATCGAGACGTTAGGCGATGCATGGACCCACGGCGTAAAAGCCAAGATGTCGTGCGCCTTCGGAAATCGTGAAGGTCTGAAATCGATTCGAGAATGCACGTACCGGCTGGATCTCGACATGGAGACGCTGATCGCGACGCGGGGCAGGGACTTTCCGATGGCTAGGCTGGCAGAGCGGCTGCGGTGCCCGAGGTGCGGCAGCCGGCAAGTCAGGGTGATGTTCAGCTATCCGTCGCAGGGAGACCGACGGACGAACTTGGTGTAACGACGACGAACCAAAATATGCGCGTCGACTAGAATATTATTTCACTTAAGGTGATGATTTTGCTTAGAAAATTAACTGTTTGTGGTATGATCTGCCATTCATTATCGCGCATGTTGGCGCACCTGCGGAGGCAGTCCCATGGCAGAGACTTCAATCGAATGGACCGATGCAACGTGGAACCCGGTGGCTGGATGTACGATCCTGACCGCCGGCTGCACGAATTGTTACGCGATGCGTATGGCGGCGCGCCTCGAAGCGATGGGCACTGAAAAATATGCCGGCCTGACCCGCAAGACTGGCGGACGCGCGAAGTGGACCGGCAAGATATTCCTCGACTGGAAGGCGCTGGATATCCCGGCAAAATGGTCGCGGCCGCGGATGATTTTCGTCAACTCGATGTCCGACCTATTCCATGCCGACGTGCCGGTCGGCTTCATCGCGGCGGTCTGGGAAACGATGGCCAGGACGCCGCAGCACACCTATCAGATCCTCACCAAGCGCCCCGATCGCATGGCGGAAATCCTGCCCGGCCGCCAATTCAGGGTGCTGCCGAACGTCTGGCTTGGTGCGAGCGCCGAAGACGGGCGTGTCCTCCACCGCCTCGACGAGTTGCGGCGTGTGCCAGCTGCCATTCGCTTTGTTTCATTCGAGCCGCTGATCGGGTCTGTCGCTGGCGCCGATCTTACCGATATCCATTGGGCGATCGTCGGCGGTGAGTCGGGGCCAGCAGCGCGTCACATGGACCCGGAATGGGTTCACGAGATCGAAGGGATGTGCCGCCGCGCCGGAACCGCATTTTTCTTCAAGCAATGGGGCGGCAAGAACAAGAAGGCCGCTGGCCGGGAGATCAACGGCCGGACCTATGACGAGATGCCGGGGACTGCACAAATGACTTTGTGATGGCAGTGCCGAAGGAGCGGGCGAGGGAAATTGCCCGCTCGGATGGATTGGATATTGCGCAGAAAAGAGAGAACCTTTGCGGACGGTCTACGGGCGGAAGTGGATATGGGTCGAGCACCTCCGGGAATATCGTTCTGAGCCTATCCCTTACGTATCGCTCAAGCCCATTTACGTCAGCGTTTCGCTGACGCGTTTCCTCGATCTCCATGCCCTCTAAAAGGCTCGCCACTGGCGGAACCGACGAATATAATTCGCGCTTCCATTCGTCATTACCAAGCATTCGCGTGATTGCGCGCTCTTTAGCGGTATCGATCTTGCTAGCATCGCGGGCGGCTTGGCGGTATAGGCCCGAAAGAGGGAACAAATACCAGACGTCGATCGCCTGCGTCTCCGCAATCATCCGCAGGGTATCCCATTCGACTTCCATGCCATACGGGTCAAGAAACATGACCGCGCGAGTGGATTTCCATCCATCCCATTTTATTTCATCGCGGATTAAATCGTTTGCATTTCCTTGAAGAACCGTGATGTCTCTGCCAGGATTGGATGCTTTCAGAGCTTTCAATGCTGCAACGTGCTTGGGCTTAACGTCCATAAAAACGAGCCGCTCAAATGCGGGTTGTATTTCAATGGCTATTCTTGCCGAACCCCGACGCTGTTCGACGTATTCTGGCGTCGGCTCGTCGAAAAGATCACCGTCCTTTGCCTTGACACGTACTGTGCGATTGCCGGTGCCGGCAAAGGCGTCGATATACCAGACCCGATCGCACCAATTGTGCAGAGCAGCTGAATACCGCTTGAGATAACTCTCGACAATTGCGAGCTTTATATCCGTGTGTTGTCCGCCAAATTCATGCGCGTCAATCAAGTCGTCCATCGCGCGCCTCCGGCCGATGCTCATAGCAAAACCAGTCGTACTCCCCCTTGCCGCGGGCATAGCCGAACCCACCCCACTTCGTGCAGCCTGGGAACTGGCAATAGTGCTCGTACGGCCTGGTCTGCGGTGGCTTAGGTGCGGAGGTGTCGTCGCTCATTGGGGGTGATCCAATTTCGTCCACTGTCCGGTTGCCCCAAGCATGCCGTCCACCTCGACCATCGGCTGAAATACTGCGCCATCCGTTCCTTGAATGCGCATGTAGCAGTAGGACCGCTTGTGAAGCACCGTTGCAGTTTCGTCAGTGCCTTCGTAGTCAACCAATATGCGCACATCCACAGGCTGCCATTTGCCGGAAGCAAGATCGGCCAGTTTCTCGTTGAGAGCCAATTGTCTGGCCCCTGCTTTTTTGAACAGCGCGGTTACATCTGCTGCGGTGAGCACATGCACATCAACAGTGTCCGAAAGGCGCCGGTAGGTTTGCGGCACGGAGAGACGTGATTTGATCGCGATCTCGCAGGCATCAACAAAACGAGCCTCATCAGCGGCAATCGCGAATTGCGGTAACAGGACCATTGCCAACGCTAAGGTCAGTTTCATGGCTTCATCACCTTATTGCAGGTGTAGGCGAACGCCGCCAACTCCTTGCGGGTCGAAGGGTCCGTCACGCTCTCGATCATTCGCTTGCCATTGGTCATGACTGAGATGAGCACGCCTTCGAACGTTCCTTCGCACAGAACACCCTTTGCCAGGTTCTTGCAGGGTAAGGTGCGGCTCGGCATCGCCTTCCCGGCTATTCTCCCGGACAGGTAAATCCGGCCCGGCTTCAACACGACGCTCCTGACCGAACTCGTGCGCTGGCCGTTGATCATGCCAGCGACAGTCCTGCACTCAGCTGACTGAGCAGCGAGCGGTAGCACGAAGAAAATCAGGAATGAAACCAAAGCCTTCAACGAATCACTCCTCCGGTTGAATTTTCCGACTCGACTCTCGTTAAGATTCCTGCTTCCATGAACGAAATAAGAACAAACAGGAGAGAACAAATGCTGCGGAAAGCGGAAAGCAAGTCTATCGTGCCGCCTGCCGACAAGCCCAAAGACGCGCCGGCCGAGATTGAAGAATCGTCGCCTGAAAATACCGAAAGATGGCTGCTGAACGGCTCGGTGCCGATATTCCGCCGTCTCGATGTCGACTCTCCGCGGCGCATGTCTTGATCACTTCCTTGAGATATGGCTGACGATGCGGCCGACGATTGTCAGCCGAGAGAGCTCGACGGTAAACCGCTCAAGGTTCGGGTTGTCAGAGATGATGACGACCTGGGGCGGCTCGCTAAACGGGATCCTCTGCAGTCGCTTTATCTGCGGCTCGCCGAAACCGTCGCTGATTGCATAGACGGTATCCGTGGTCATTGCGTTCTGCGATAGATCGACAATCACCTTGTCGCCGGGCAGGTAGGTCGGCGTCATGCTATCGCCGATTATATCATGAATCAGCGCATGGCTCGGCGATGCGCCGACCACGTTCCTCAGATAGTCTTCCGGTATCACCCATTCGGCGATCACTCGATGGCCGGTTACCGCGCCGCCGCCGACCGGTAGATTGATGGTCTCGCCGACGATGCCATGCCCGGCGCCGAGCTTCACGTCGATCTCGGGAATCGCTCCTTGAATGCGAGGCTGCCAGTGTTCCCTGGTGTAGCTGCCGGGCTGAGCTTCGCCCTCTTCCTGCTCATCAACAAACTCTTGCTCCGCCGCGTCTGGGTCGAAACTGGACACCAGCCGGATGTCGGGCCGGCGACCTGGTGGCCTGTTCAGCATCAGGTCTTCGGCTGAGACGTTGAGATATTGAGCCATCTCCTTCGCCCGATCGAGCTTGAGTTTGGAGTGGTCATTCGCGAGTCGATTGATCGTCGCGCGCGACACGTCGAGCTTGTCCGCAAGGTCTTCCTGCGACTTGATCGGCGACGCTTTGATGAATGGGTCAAGCCAGTTCGTTTCCATGGCTCAAATTATGCGACACCCTGCAAAAGCGTTCTATGCCATAAAATGTTACACTGCCCTTGACGAGCAAGAAAAAATGTAGCAAAACATGCGACATGACCCTTGAGACCTACATCCACGAGAACACTACCGTAACCGCTTTTGCTGCGCTGATCGGCAAGAGCAGGGCGCAAGTGCACCGGTACATGCGCGGGGAAAATCTCACGAAAGCGATCATCGACGAGATCGTTGACGTCACTGGCGGCCAGGTCACAGCTGCGTCGTTCTTCGATCCGCCGGCTGCTGCCGTGGCATCCCCCACAGACCAGCCATCCGAGCGGGAGAACGCCGGGAGGGCAGCATGAACTACGACCAGCGGGAAGACGCATACGCGGCCGAGCGGTCGCAAATCAAAATCATCAAGCGCGGGAAGAAGGCGGAAGACAAGATTTACCAGGGAACCTGCCGCAATTGCGAGACAGTTATCGAGTTCCCGAGAGGCGCAGCCAAGTTCACCGACGATCAGCGCGATGGTGCCTACCTGTCCGTCACATGCCCGGTGTGCAGCCGCTCGATCACGGTGGAGGTGTAGATGACCTCCTCCTCGCTTCTCCGTTCCGCCCGCAAGCTGATATCCGACGAACGCAACTGGATAAGCGGCAAGGGCTGGAAAGAAGACACCCGCATGGCGGAAGACAGCCGCGGCCGGGAGATCGACCCACGGCATGAAGCCGCCCGGCGATTCACACTGGACGGCGCGCTGCTTCGTTGTGCCGATCTCGGCACGAAAGACGGGCAAGGCGATTACCATCAAGTGGTCCAGCACCTCCGGTCGATGGCAAAGGGCAAGACGCTCGCCGAGATCAACGATCTGAAATCGCACAAGACGATCCTCGAAATGATGGAGCGGGCGGCGGCGGCGCTGAATGTCGAGCAAAGGATTGCGGCATGAGCTGGAACTTCGATATCGAAGCCATTCCCCGCGATGGCCAGAAACTCTGGATCGAAACCGCCAAGCGCCAAGTCTTGATCAGCTGGTGCGCCAGGAAGTCGCCGCACAACCGGCGCGGCGGTTTCGTCAATGTCCAGTCCGAGGATGAGATCGTTGCTTGGCAGCCTTACGTCGTGCCGGCCGCCAGCGGCATCGGCCGGCGGATGCCGGTGACCAAGCACAGTTTTGATTTCATGCCGATCATCGAAGATGTGGGGAGTGTGTGACTGATGAGCGACTGGATCAAAAACGCCAAGCCAGGCCAGCAAATAGTCTGCATTGACGCTGACGGGTCCTGCGGAACCTTGGAGGAGCGCCGCATCTACACGATCAGCGATGTGGTGGAGACCTACGGCTGCGGCACTTCCCGCAACATTTCGCAGTGGACCGATATCGATGTTAGGCTGATTGAGACCTCTCCGCCGGTCGACTTGGATGGCTTCCATCCGCGGCGCTTCCGCCCGCTCCAGCCGCGCCAGACCGACATCAGCGCATTGACCGCCCTCCTGAACTTCGCTCCGGCGCCAATTGAGGAGGACGCCTGAATGCCCGACCTCCGCGCCCGCGCTATCCAACTCGTCACCAATGAGCCAGACCTCTGCATGGAGATCGCGAAGGTGATCGCCGAGCAGGCACCGGCTGGCCTCACTCCGAAACAACTCGAACTCTACGAATTCGTGAAGGCCTACAAAGAGACCTTCGATATCCCGCCGACCTTCGGAGAGATGGCACGGGCCGTGGGCCTCCAGAGCAGGTCCGGTGTGGACAGGTTGATCAGTGGGCTTGAGCGACGAGGCCTTGTCGCCCGCAAGAAGGGCCTGACGCGCGGCCTCCAGATCATTGGGAGCAGGTGACATGTGGTGGCTCATCGTCATCGGTGGCTTCTGGGTTGTGAGCGTAATCGTCGCTGCAGTGTGGGCCAGCCTTTCGGCTCAGCCGGTCAACAGCAAAGAGAAAATATGAATGTGGCGTCGGCCGCCTGATCTTGGCGGATTGCGGCCTTTGCCATTGGACTAAACCGCTGAGCACTCGCTCGGTGGCTGCGTGAGGAGGAGAGGCAGGGCACAGCGTGCTCTCCTCCTCATTCAAAGCCATCCGGTGGCGGGAAACTCAGCAAAGGATTGGGGTCAGGGCTCCTTTCCAAGCCCTCTGTTACTTCGATGGGTTCAAGGTAGCAGAGGAAGTTTTGAATGTACGGCAAAAGGATTTCCGAAGGCGGAAAAAGTGTTTCCGAGGGCGACATGAGTACGATTGCGTTAGACGAAGCAAAAGAGTGGCACGATGATCTTATGGACGTCATGTACAAAGGGCGCGGAGACAAGGAAAAGGCCGTCCGTGGCCGCCTGTCGGACGCGACTGGCATTCCAGAGAGCTATCTCTTCCGGCTTCAATACAAGTTTCGCGAAATGACGGATGTGGCTGGATCAGCTTACCGGGCGCTGATGCTGCTTCATGACGAACTATGCACCCGGAACGAGGCGGCAGCCCAGAGGATGCGGGCCGAACGCTTAGAATTGAGGAACGCCCATGAGGCTAATCAAGAGCCTGCTGAACAGGCTGTGGGAATGGATTCTCCTGAAGATTGAGCGCGGTAGGCGCCGGAAAGGCAGTGGCAATGGCAGCGATCGGTGACAACAAGACCTTCAGCGCTGATGATAGGCGAAAGCTATTCGCGCATCACTTCCGAACAGAGATCGCGGAGGAGACGAAGCGGCGGGAGGCTGCGGCGAGGAAGTCCGCAAACCGTAAGTTGGCGAAGGCCGCCGATCCGTCATTTACGGCTCAGAAGTTCGAACACTATTCCAAGGCCCATTTCGGCGAGGACGATCAGAAGCCGGTCGACAGGCTGAAGTCCGACAGGGAAAATCTCGAGTGGATGGGATTGATCCCGACAACCACAGGGAAGGATTTGCTCGGTCAAATCGACCGTGTCGACAAGGAAGGTATGATCCGCGCCAAGGGCTACAAGGCTGGCTTGCTCGGCTTGGAGCGCGTGTCGGGTTATGAAGGCGGCAGCGTGGATGATCGAATGTGGTTGGATTCCTACGATGCCGGCGAAAAGGAATACAAGGCCGATATCCCAGACATTCTCGCGCGCTGTCAAGCGGCGATGAACAACGAAGCGCCGCAAGATGGCGACGATCCATACGCCGATGACGACGAGGCGTAACCAATCCTCCCAAGGATAGTCCCGACTGCCCGGCGCGAATGCCGGGACTTTCTTCCGGTAGAGCCGATGCTTTCAAGAATTCAGACATTTTGCTGCCCGAACTGCGGCAACCGTATCGGCGAAGCCCAGCCGGTTGACATTCTCGCCTCTGGCGATCTCAAGCCGCAGCAACGCGTCATTATCAGAGCGATGCAGGCATCGATTGGTGCGTGGGTTGATGCCGCCGATCTCGCCGCAGCGCTCTGGGGCAGCGCGCAAAAGCTTCATAGCACTCCAGCCAGGCGCAGGCTGTCCGTCCTGATTGCCGATATGCAAGCCGATCTCGTTCGCTACGGATGGACCATCGCAGGCGACAGGCGCGGGCATTACAAGCTCATACCGATGGAGCGCGGCGCATGACCTGGGAAAAGAAGCGTAAGCCTGTCATCCTCGGTCTCGACATTTCGAAGACGACAGGTTGGGCCATTTTTGAGACGTGGGCCGATCCATCAAAGATCGCCACCGGGATCATCAGCTTCCCCGAAAAAGCATCCATCGAGTATTGCGCCGACCAGATGCAGGCAAAGCTTGCTGACCTGCTCAAGAATTACAAGAAAGCGAATCCTGCGACGGCGGAAATGCCAGATGGTGCAGAGATAGACTTCGCTGTTATCGAGACCGCGTTGAAGGCCAGCCCGAAGAAGGACTCATCGTCAATCGTTTCGTCTTGCATGCTCCATGGCGCGGTGTTGGCTACGCTATCTCGCTTCAAAATACCTTGGGGCACCATAGCCTCCCAGAGTTGGCGATCTCACTTTTTCGCGGACGGGTTCAAGCCACCGCAGAAGATGATCATCAACAAAAAGACAGGCAAACCGAGGTTTGAGAACGACTGGAAAACGCCTGTCGTCAATGCGTGTGAGCGGGACGGGATTTCGTTACCCCCGCAAACAACCTTGGCGCATAACGCGGCAGAGGCGGCAGCGATTGCGCAGCTCTACTTCCTGAAGGAGGTGAAGCATCATGCCGGGCGGTACGAGCCGGCTATCAAGGCAATCCGCGAACAGCACCTTACCAAGTCCACACGCAATTCTAACGACCTATTCGCGGAGCACGCCGCATGACCGATCTCAACGCACTCTCCTATTGGTTTCCGAAGCTCGAGGCCGCCGGCCTGCCGGTACCGAAGACCGCCATCCTGCAGATGCCAGAGGCTGCCCAGCAGGACCAGTGGGCACTGTTCGACGGGCAGGAGGGACCAGGCGGAATGCCTGCGTTTGTAGAGGAGATCGCCGCCGCCGCCGAGCCGATCGGCTATCCGTTCTTCCTCCGTACTGATCACACGTCCGGGAAGCATAATTGGGAAAAGACGTGCTTCGTGCCGTCGAAGGAAAAGATCGCCGAGCATGTTTCGGAAATCGTGCTGTTCTCGGAAATGGCCGACTTCATGGGACTGCCTTGGACCACTTGGGCTGTCCGTGAAATGCTGCCGACCATTCCGCTTGGCACTTGCCCGCGCTACGGCAATATGCCGATCTGCCGGGAGTTCAGGTTCTTCGTCAAAGAAGGCGAGATCCAGTGCCATCACCCGTATTGGCCGCTGGCCGCGCTACAAGACGGCCGTGCACCGGCTGATCTCGACTATGCCGAACTGTGCCGGATGCCTGACCCCGAGGCGCTCATGGACCTTGCAAGGCGGGCCGGCCGCGCGGTGCCTGGTCATTGGTCGATCGATATCCTCGAAACAAAACGTGGCTGGATGGTCACCGACATGGCCGAAGCTCGCCGCTCATTCCATTTGGAGGGATGCACGGCATGACCGACCGTCCCGACCGTCCCGACTACTGCCACCGCTGCAAGCGTCACCTCACCAGGGCAGAGCAAATCGAGCACTGGTGTATATCGTGCAACGCTGTACCGGCATGCCGCCCACAGGTCGACCGCGGCACTGCTCGTCCCGATGTCGGGCAAGGGGAGACTGCCTGAATGCCAGCAGCATCCGCACGCGGGCTGTTCCGCGCCACCGGCAAGAAATCAAAGCCGGTCCACGTCCGTGATCTTGAAGGCAATATCGTTAAGGCCGATGCGCTGCAGCGCGAAGCTGATGAGTTCTACCCGACTCCGTTCGAACCGATCCGCGCCTTTATCCACGCTGAGATAGACGAACTTCGCCGATTTCCTCGGATCTGGGGCCCGGCCTGCGGCACTGGTGTTATCGGACGTGAGCTTCGCGCCGTCGGTATCGAAACGTTCGACAGCGATCTGATTGACCGCGGTTGCGGTGCAGAGATCAAGGATTTCTACGATTACCGCGCCGCGCCGGCCAAGGCGATAGTCGAGAATCCTCCCTTCGCGGAATGCGGCTGGGGCAATGGCAAAGCTCGCTGGCTCAAGCATGCGCTGCAAACGCTGGACGTCGAATACATGGCGCTCCTCATGAATTGGGGATGGCCGGGCGCTGGCGGACTCGGTCCCTTCTATGCGCAGTTCCCGCCCGCCCGCGTCTACCTCATGCGGTGGAAGATCGATTTCACCGGGCAAGGTGCGCCTCCGATGCTGAACGGATGGTTCGTCTGGGACCGCAAGTGGCAGGGCGAAACTGTTCTTCGCATGCTCGATCGCAAGGATGCTCGGCAGGGTGAGTTGTTTGGAGATGCGGCATGACGGTTCGCATCATCAACGGCGACTGCCGTGACGTGCTCAAGACGCTGCCGAGCGAGAGTGTTCACTGTGTGGTGACGTCGCCTCCGTATTTCGGACTCCGCGACTACGGCGTTGATGGGCAGATCGGGCTTGAGCCTACGCCAGATGAATTTGTGGCTGCTATGGTCGACGTCTTCACCGAAGTTAGGCGTGTGCTTCGCGCCGACGGGACGCTGTGGCTCAACCTGGGTGACTCCTATGCTGGTTCCTGGGGCGCGCAAGGCAGACAAGGCGCGACAGGGCAGATGGCTGATCGTTCTGTTTCTCGGGTTCGTGAAAAGTCAAAGCTCTCGGCTGCACAGATTGCTGCTCATCCTCAGAAGATGTCGCGGACCGGTTCAATCCGGCAGCCGGGGTTGAAGCCGAAGGATCTGATCGGCATCCCATGGCGTGTTGCTTTCGCCCTGCAAGCGGACGGATGGTATCTGCGACAGGACATCGTTTGGCATAAGCCAAACCCGATGCCGGAGAGCGTTCAGGATCGCTGCACGAAGGCACATGAATATCTTTTTCTCCTCAGCAAGAGCGAGCGGTACTTCTACGATGCCGATGCGATTGCGGAGCCTCAAGTTTCTGACCATGTTGCTGGCAATCACTCGCACAAAGGGACAGAAGCATACAATGCCGGAGCGACCGAGCATCGGACGAAAGCGGGCCTAGTTGAATTTGCCCAACGCACACGGAAGCAATCCATAAGGGCTTTGGATCTCGCGAAGCAGCATGGTCTGACCGAGAAGCATATCGCCGCCATTCGCGCAGTCGGCATCACGGACGCTGGCAAAGCTCAAATCACCCAAGATGGATTCGGCAAGAATGATCCTCATATTCAAGCCCTAGCCGATGAAGCGAAGGCAGCGCTTGGCGGATATTATCGCGAGTTCCTGATTTCTGAGAAGCGCAACAAGCGTTCCGTTTGGACCGTCGCGACAATGCCTTTCAAGGAGGCTCACTTCGCTACATTCCCGCCCGCGCTGATCGAGCCATGCATTCTCGCTGGTAGCCCGGCGGGCGGCACTGTCCTAGATCCATTTGGCGGCGCCGGAACAACCGGCCTCGTGGCCGATCGCCTCCAGCGCAACGCGATCCTGATCGAACTGAATCCGGAATACGCCGACATGGCAGAGCGCCGGATTTTCAATGATGCCCCGCTTTTGGCAGGAGATGCGGCATGAACATGGCCCACGACAGACGTATCTCCGCCATGGCTGGAGCCCGCGATAATCCGTTTCAACGCATAGGTGGCCGATGACCAAAAGAAAGAACGATAGCACACTCTTGGCCGGCGGAGACGAGCCGCCGCCGTTCCGCGAGTTACCGAACAATATTGAGCTTGAGCAACAACTCATCGGCTCGATCTTGGTCAACAACTCCGCGATTGATCGTGTCCCGAATGTGTTCGGTCCTCAGCATTTTCATGAGCCATTGCACCGTCGTATTTTCGAGGTGGCGCGCGACATCATCCGGACAGGCAAGATCGCAAACCCGGTTACGATCAAGACATTCCTCCCGTCTGATGAAAAGGTCGGCGACATGACGGTGTCGCAATACATGGCCGTGTGCGCCGGATCAGCCGCATCGGTCCTCATGGCCAGAGAATATGCTGAGCAGCTTATCCTCCTGTCGGTCGGCCGGGACACCATTGGTTTCGGCGAACAGGCAATCGAAGTTGGGTTCAACGTTTCGAGCATGGGCGAGGAGACGACATATCTTGACCAGGCCGAGGAACTTCGAACCAGACTGGACAACCTCATCATGGTGGCGCGCGGCGAGGAACATCACCGCCGCACGCTCGCCGAGGCCACCGATCAAGCGCTAGGCCTTACAGCGGATGCAATGTCAGGCAAAGGCGTGGTCGGGATCGATCACGGCTTCGCACCGTTGATGTCATTGATCGGGCCGCTCATTCCCGGTCATCTCATCGTTGTTGGCGGCGCAACAAAGCAGGGTAAATCAAGTCTCATCGAACAAATCATTGCCGGTGCTGCCATCAATGGCCACCATGTCTGGGTCTATTCCGGCGAGATGTCCGCCCAAGAGCTTGCAGCTCGTGCACTTTCCCGCCTCACAGACATCCAAGCGTGGCGGCAGGTGCAAGGTCGGATATCGGAGCCAGAATACGACAAACTGTTCTCAGCGGGCCGCTCTGCCCGAAAGTGGATGGATCACATCCACGTCGAGGATAAGTCGATGACGCTGTCGCAAATCGATCGCGAGATTGTCCGGTTCAAGAAACGCTATCCTTCCTGCTTGGCGGTGGTCGACCATGTCGGCCTTGTCGAGCGCGACAAGAATTCCTTCCGGATGTCTGAGGCCGAGTTTGGGCCGGTGGCGACACAGTCATTGAAGATGACCGCCAGGAAATCCGAGGTGCCAATCCTTGCGGCGGCGCAGCTGAAGAAAAACACTTTTGTCCAAGAGGGCCGTACCACAAAGGACACGTTCTTTCAGGCAATCAGTCGGCGGCCGAAATACACCGACCTTATCGGCGCCTGTGAGAAGGATGCCAACCACGTCATCATACCGTTCCGAGCAGAGCCGATCTTGCAGGAGCTTGAGCCCGCGGAAAACAGCGACCTTCACCCGGCGTGGGAAGATGTCATGGATCGGGTGCGCGGCAAGGCCGAAATCAGACTCGCGCTGTCTCGCCACCGGAACTGGCCGCAGTCGCGCGAAGTGGTCTGGAATGGTCCGCGGACTTCGTTCGAAGAGAAGGCGCAATCAGATCAGACGAGGATGCCGGTATGACCCACTATCTCGCAAAAAGGACCGCTGTCGTTCCGGTGTTGGTTCGTATCCGGTCGAAGCGGTCCATCTCAAAAGGCTCGGTCGGCGAGACTTGGCCCGGCGCGAATCGTAGCACGGTTCGTGGGGCGCGTGAATCGGGGAGGTTGGCATGACCGACGAACCGATCGAAGAACAACCGTACATCGGCGGCGTCACTGTGGTGGATATCGGCGATCTCCGTGTCGCTCGAGGAATGACGCGCCGTCCATTCTCATCCTGTCGGCACGCCAGCCTAAACTACGATCCGAAAGAACGCCGCATATGGTGCAAGGACTGCGAAAAAGACGTCGAAGCATTCGATGCCTTCACCGCCTTGGTCGAGCAATACGACCGCGCTTACAAGCACATAACCAAGCGCATTCAGGAAGTAGATGAGGCCGCCCGATTCCAATGCCGGCTGATCGCGACGAAGACGATTGAGGAGGCATGGAGGTCGAGGAAGATGGTGCCGGCCTGCCCGAGTTGCGGCAACGGACTGTTCCCTGAAGACTTCAAGACACGGCCGACCATGCTTGGCAGGAACTTCGCAATGGCAAGGCGGGGGAAGGTGAAATGAACGATCGCTACGATTTCGGAGCGTTGCAAATCGAAACTGGCTGGCTGGCCTATTACCAGTTAGCTCATCGGCCGCAGCGCTACTACGTGACGGACAACGGTGACCGAGTGGTGTTTGCCGTCGAACAGGAGGCCAGAGAAGCCGCTCAGAAGCGGTTTATATCCGCGCTGAACCGATCCCTCATCGGCGGTGTGATCTCTGTCGTCGCGGCCGACAAGCCAGCAGCAAAGGCAGCGGCCGAGCGGCTGTTCAGGAATGGTCGCATCATTCCGGTCGAAAGGATATCGGCATGACCAATTTCCCAAAACTCTATCTCGACCTTGATGGCGTCATGGCCGACTTCGATGCGCACTTCCCGGCGACATTCGGACTTGATCATCGCTCGCTCGCCGACGACGCCATGTGGGCCACCATCAACGCCCATCCGTCCTATTTCCGCGACATGCCGCCATGCGACGGCGCCAAGGCTTTTTTCGACAATATCTCGTGGATGGACCCGATCATCCTCACCGCCTGCCCCCGGACCAATTATGCCAACGCGGCGCGGCAGAAGCGGGCATGGGTACGTGAGCACCTATCTACCTCCTGCATGGTTCTCCCCGTCATGGGCGGCCGCAATAAGCCGCTGTTCATGCATGCGCCTGGCGACATCCTTATCGACGATTTCGAGCGAAACATTCTGGTCTGGCAGGAGGACGGTGGCCGCGGAATTCTGCACCGCGATTTCGCGACGACGCGGGAGGCGCTGGATAGGCTGTTGAGGCCGGCTCTTGATGCCGCCGAAGCGAGGGCGATGGCATGAAACTGATGAAGGGAAGCGAACCATCGTTCATGACCGCAGCCGAGGCGGCCCAGCGGAAAGGCTACGCGGCACAGTCGGAACTCGCGTTGCGCGACGGCCTTGAACTGATCCTGCGCCAGCGGTTGCCAGAGGCGCGTGTCGTCCACGAGCTCGTGATGGGTGCCCGTGAGGTCCGCGCCGACGTGGTCGCCATCGCCCCGGCCCACATCGCCGCCGTCGAGGTCAAGGGTGCCTATGACAACGTGACCCGGCTCATGCACCAGGTCGGGATGTTTCAGCTTTGCGTCCCAGAGGTCTGGATATGCTGCGCCAAGGAACACGCCGAAGACGCGCGACTGATCAGGCATCTGCTGCCCAGCGTCGGCCTGATCGTCGGCGCCAATCTCGACAAGCATTATCATCGCGGCGAAACGGTCAAGCCGCTCGAGCTCGAAATCGAAGCCGAGCCGCAGCCACGCGCCGTCGTGCCAGAGATGATGCTCGAAATGCTGTGGGCGGAAGAACTGCGATCGGCATGCCACACGTTGAAAATCTCTGTCACGGCGACAACAACCCGGCCGCGCTGCATCGCCGCGCTGCTTGAACTGGCAAAGCCGGAAGAACTGATCGCGGTGACGTGCCAGCAATTGCGGGCCAGAGATGCGCTATGGCGCGCCGATGATCCGATCCTCCGCGGCAACCGCCAACGCGCCGTGGCCGAACTGGAGGCGAGCCATGGTGGTGAACTGTTCAGCGAAGGAGCGGAGGCATGACCGAGCAGCAAATTACCGAAGCCTCGAAGATGTGGAAATCCGGCTATTCTGGACGAGAGATCGCGGCTCATTTCGGCATCGCGCACGGAGCATTCAACTGGCTGGCTAGATCGCGGCGAGACCAGTTTCCGTTCCGAGCCAAGCGTGGGCCGCAGGTAAAATACGCGATCCGCGAAACACCCTCAGCATATCTTACGATGGTGTGGACGACTGAATTCGCCGCCAAGGTCACGTTGCCGGCGATCAGCTTCCTGATGGACAGGGAGGCGGCGTGATGCAGGTAGATCGTCCTTCACCGGAATACGCATGGCATGACTTCCTGAGGCCGCAGGAGCGCAGGGAGGTTGCGGCCCTATCCAAGCGCCGTGACGAGGCGAGGGCCGTGCTGGCGAGCCTCTCTGAGGAACTGACAACTATCCGCCAACGGGCCATCATGCGGGTGCGGGGTGTCAAGAGCAAGCGGGAGAGGGCGGCCGGGATATGATTGACGCGCCCGCAAAGCCGGAATGGGTCGGTGGCCTTGCAGAATGGACGGATGGAGACACCGCCTATCTGTCGGTCGCGTTCACGTGGAAGCTGGACGATGCATATCAGCGCGCAATCTATTGGAAGGCGCTTGGCTACAAGGTCCGTGCTGGCGGGCCGGGCATCTTCACGAGAAAGCATTTCCTCGCCGATGTGGCGGAGATTGGCGGCGATATCCCTGACGCAGTCTCACGCCACAATCCCTCGGCCACAGTCGCGAGCCGCGGCTGCCCCGTCGGATGCTGGTTCTGCATCGTGCCTAAGATGGAAGGCAAGCAATTTACGCTGCTGCCTGAATTCCCGGTGCGGCCGATCCTATGCGACAACAACCTTTCCGGTCTTCCGGCGGACTACCAAGACTTCATTGTCAGTCGCTATATCGGCCAGGGCGTTCAACTGATCGATGCGAATTCGGGATTCGAGCCGAGGACATTTGACGAGGATGTCTTCCATCGCTGGAGCGCGATCAACCGTGGACCTTGGCGCTTCGCATACGACGACCAGGAAGAGCGCTCGTATGTCGAGCTGGTCATGAAAATGCTCAAGGATGTCTCGCCGCGCCGGAAACGGGTCTATGTCCTGATCGGCAACGAACCGTTCGCATCGTGCATGGATCGTATCCGCGAGGTGATCGCGTGGGGCGGCGAGCCCCACGTTCAGCCCTACGTCAAGCTCAATGCGCTGGAGCGGAAGCCATATCCTCGCTTTGATTGGAATGAGCAGTTGCTACGCGATGTCGCCCGCTGGGCGAACTCACCCCAGATTTGGCGCAAGACGCCTTTTGAGCGATATCGCCGATCGGTGAAAACCTCTCGCGCCGAGCGCTATGACGAACAGCAGGGGCTTTTCCTATGATCACCGACGACAAAATCATCCGCGCCTATCTGCAAGCCGCCCACGACCGCGGCGGCAGCTTTCAAATGGCCATGGGCATGATGGTGAACCGGATCATGGTGCTTGAGGACCGGCTTACCAGGCGCGGAGTGTCTTTCGAGCCCGACGAGATCGTGGCGAAGTGGGAGAAGGCGGACGGGATATGATCGATATCACGCAGGAAGAAATTGATTTCCTCCGTGCGGCTCACAAGGGAGCCGAGCGCGTCTTGTGGCTAATTTCCGGACGATCGTCCACAGACCAAATCATGCGCGAATCCGGACTTGGTGTCGATCCGTCTCAAATCCTCGCAAGAGCATGGCTGGAAAAGTATTCCACCTTCGTTGCCGAGGGGAAATCGCTACTATGATCTCCCTCAAGCAACAAGAACTGGACAGGGCATTCCTCGACGGCGCATCGGCCGCTAACGACGCCATAAGCCAAGCGCTCCGCGGCGAACTGTCGGCCGGCCAGATAAACCGGGTGTCTCAGGCCATCTATGACATGCTGGTCGACCGTATCGGCATGGAAAGGCTGGAGGCGTTGGACTTTGAATATGGGAGGAAGGTGCAGGGATGAGCAAGGGCAGGCTCGACGCGATCCTAGACGGGCTCGGCATCAAGTTGGTGCCGATCTACCGTCGCCGCGCGGCCGCCCAAAGCCATGCTCGAGGAACCATGTGGGAAATCCTCAACGAGTATGGATCCGGACATCTCGTCTTCACCCTGCGCTGCATCAAGCAGACCCGCAATAATCGTGACGAACTCTGGAGCGAGACAATCGGCGCGATCTCGGATATCCTCGCACAGCGCCAAGATTGGGCTATGGAACGCGCTGGAGAGGTTCTTACGGCCTTTGATGATATCCCCCTCGGCGTCCTCCGCGGCAAAGCTGTCGCGCGCCGCCCGTGGCCGGTCCGCCATTCCCTTCGCGTCTTAGTCTATGAAGAACTGGAGAAACGCCTTGATGTGCCTGAGCAGCGCCTTGCGGTTTGACGAAGATATTACCGAGGAAGCGGCGTGCATCGCCGATCTCGTGCCAATCGTGCGGGCTCGCTTTGTCGAGGCGGCCGATACGATGTTACATATCGAGGTACGGAACGTCCGGCCTGGCCAGCCACGGTCATTCTGGCCCGAAATGCAGCCGGAGCCCATGGACGAAATAGAAATCATCGTCCGTCACCGGCCAGCGGCAACAGCGATTTCCAGGGCTGAGGAAGTGCTCTATGGTTGGCTGCCGGATGTGCCGAAGGATGGCGACCGCATCTTACTCGGCAAATGGTCGCTCGCCCTTGCCGCGCCGCATATCTTCGGTTCGTTCCGAGAATACTGCTCGAAAAAGCGCCTCATTCGTAGGACAGCCGAGCGTCACATACTCCGTGAATTCCAGCGTGTCGCCGAGCGCGCAATTAAATTCTCTCAATCGTTACAAGAGCCTGACTGGTCTAGGGTGTCGCCAATGATGCCGAATTCGGATACTGATTTCGATATTGTCAGGCGTCCTGTCGAAAGGCACGAAGGCTTCGATCTCATGGTCAAGCCGACATACGACGCCAAGGACCCAGCCGACGTGCGAGAGCGCGCGGAACTCATCAAGCGGCTCGAAAAAGCCAACCGCCGGCGCGCCCACGGAAAGAAGCGCCAAACGGCAGCAGCATAACGCGGGTAAGAGCGCCGGTGCGCTCCTCAGTCTCATAATCTGAACTAGGCCGTTCGACTCGGCGCCCGCAACCAATTCCCTGCCGCTGAAACGGGATACGATCCTCGCTTCTCGGATGACCAGCGGTGGGGAAAACGGGTGAAGGCTCGCTCCCCATAGCAGTCACGACAAGCGGGCGCTAAATCGTGTGCCGAGCGACACCAGAGGCAATGACAGGTGTCACGAAGAGCGGCCGACATAGAGACTTTCTGCTAAAGGCCGTCTCCATGACGGTAGACGCCCTCGATGGCCATATAGTTCCTGCATCTATTCTTTTCGCCCGTCATCCTCACAGGTGGCGGGCTTTTCGCATCCGCGCCCGGCGGTACCGGGCCAATCAAAGGAGAAGACGCATGAGCGTACGAGCAAAGTTTCAATGCAGCGGCAAGGAAGGCAACACGGTTTTCCTGAACACCGTCTGGTCAGAAGACGTGCAGTCCGAAGATGGCCGGTTCACGAAGGCGACGCCATGGGGCGAGCTTCGAATGACCGTCGACAATCCGAACGCCGCAATCCAGTTCGAGCCCGGCAAGGCGTATTATCTCGACTTCACGCCAGCCGCATAATTCAAGGTCGTAATTACGGCCACGCTTCACAGCCCGTCGCCACAAGCGGCGGGTTTTCCATTTCACTAGCGAGTGACAGCGATGCACGATCCCGACGGCAACGTAACGATGCGCTATGCCTCCCATCTTCACATGTGCAATTTCGTCAACGTCGCTGAACGCCATTGCCGGATTGTCTATGTGCGCTGGAAACGGCCTGCAGTTGTGCCGAGCATATTCACGCCGCTATGGGCCTCAGCTCTGGCTCATCAATATCAGAATTTACGCGTCATCTTGGCTGGCACTGCCGCCGAGCGGATGGTGCCGCCGCACGGTGTGATGCTGTGACCCGCCCCATCTGGCTGCCGCCTTTCGCGCTCGGTGCCGCGCTGATCCTATGCGCATGGCTGAGCGCTGCAAGGGCCGCGGTACACACCGACAATCCAACCATCGCCATTCGGCCAGATCCGGCCACCAGCGAGCAGATGCCAAAACCGCGGTGCATGAGGACGCGGCCCACGATCATCTTTCTACGCATGCCCGACGGTCGATTGCTGCTGATGGGTATCGTAGAGCGGATGGCGCCGTGCTGATGTCTAGACCTGGATGGTTCGGGCCGATGTGGGGAAACCCGAGGCCAATCAGAGACCGCACAGACGAACAAGATCAGCATTCAGTCGAGACTGCCAACCTTCGCCAGAAGCGCGGTAATGGGCAAGGACGCGAGGATCCAGGCGAAGGGTTATCAACTCTTTCGCATGCTCCTTCCGCGGGCGACCGCCCTTTGATCGGGAAGCGGGCTCCTCGCTGCTGATCTGCGGTGATGGTTCGGGCGTCTTGGCGATTGCCTTTGCCTCTCGCTTCGGTGGGGCAACATTGACTTTCGCACTCGCCTGGAATTGGCGCGCTATGCTCATGGCCGTCTCTCTAAGTTAACGTAGTACGGAAACTAATATCGTAGTACGGAAACCTATTCAATCGCCAAATCTGGAGCAAACCATCACGTCTCTTGGACTTGCCGGTCGGATATGGCCTTCGTCTAAACTAGATGGAAAATAGATGGCGACTGGGAAAAAGACCGGTGGCCGCGCGAAGGGCACCCCGAACAAGGCCACAGCGCGCCGTGAGAAGGAAATCGCCAAGTCAGGCGTCACACCGCTCGACTACATGTTGAAGGTCATGAGGGACAGCCGGGCGGACAAATCACGCCGGGATGACATGGCAAAAGCCGCCGCGCCATACGTGCACCCGAAGCTTGCCGCCCACCAGCATACCGGGGCCAAGGGTGGACCGATACAAACCATTGATCTTACGAACATGAGCCCTGATGACCTCGACCGACTCGAAGCTCTCTTCGGTCCGCTTGCCGGTGGATCCGGCGACGATGATGAGGGCGATCCGGGCAGAGAAGGCGAGGCGCGCGGCTGAGGCCGAAAGGCAGCGGGTTGCCAAAGATGCCGAGCGCATCAGGGCGCGGTGCCAGACGCTTGCCGGATTTGTCCGTGAAGCCTGGCACGTGCTGGAGCCGACGGCCAAGTACCGGCACAATTGGCATATCGATGCCATTTGCCAGCATCTCGAGGCAGTAACGGACGGCAAGATCAACCGGCTGTTGATCAACGTCCCGCCTGGATCATCGAAGTCATTGCTGGTCTCGGTCATGTGGCAGGCATGGGAATGGGGACCGCGTGGAAAGCGGTCGACCCGGTACCTGACTACATCGTTCAACGATGGACCGGTCAAGCGCGACACCCGCAAATGCCGCGACCTGATGCTGTCGGAATGGTATCGGTCGCTGTGGCCCGAGGTGGTGCTGGACCGCACTGGTGAGACATCATTCTCTAACACGTCGACCGGAACTCGCGAGGGCGTGCCGTTTGGGTCGCTTACGTCACAACGCGGTGACAGGCTGGTAATCGACGATCCGCATTCGACCGAGACCGCAGAGAGTGCGGCCGATCGTCTGGCGACGACCCGCAAGTTTCGTGAGGGCGCGCAGAACCGCCTCAACGATCAGGAGGCGTCTGCCATCGTCGTCATCATGCAGCGTTTGCATGAGGAAGACGTTTCCGGCGTCATCGCCAAGGTCGGGATGGAATATGTCCATCTGATGCTGCCGATGGAATTCGAGCCGGAGCGGGCATGTGAGACCGAGATCGGTTTTCGCGACCCGCGTCAGGCAGAAGGCGAATTGCTGGACCCGATCCGGTTTCCCAGGGATACCGTCGAGAAACTTAAGCGCGACATGGGCACCTATGCCTATGCCGGGCAGTATCAGCAGCGGCCGGCACCAAGAGCGGGCGGCATGTTCCAGCGCGGCGATTTCGAGATCGTCGATGCTGTGCCAGCCGGTGGTAAGCGCTGCCGGGCATGGGACTTCGCTGCATCAAAAGAAAAGCCGGGCAAGCAGCCGGATTGGACCGTTGGGCTCCGGATGCTCTATGTGGGCGGCGTCTTTTATGTCGAGGCTGTGGAGCGTGGACGGTGGTCTCCAAGCGAGGTCGAGAAGACGCTGAAGAACACCGCAAGCCAGGATGGCACCGACATCGTCATCCGGATGCCGCAGGATCCAGGTGCGGCCGGCAAAGCAGATGCTGAAACGAAGATCAAATTGCTCGCCGGCTACAGCCTGAAGGTTGAGACGGTGAGCGGCGAGAAAACACTTCGCGCAACGCCTGCCGCAGCGCAGGCAGAAGCAGGAAACGTGAAATTGCTACGAGGTAGTTGGAATGATGCATTTCTGGATGAGGTCTGCACATTCCCGAATGGGCAGTTTGACGACCAGGTCGATGCTTTTGCCGACGCCCTCAACCAGCTCGCCTTGGGCTACACCTACGGAATGCTGAGCGTCGTCTGATGTGGCTGTTCGATCGCCTGCAGAATTTCGTCAGCGGCCTTGGTACCGCAAAAGACAAGACTATCGCGAACGCCTATGGCCTGAACCTGATCACGGCTGCCGAACTGAATGCCATGCATCGGTCGGATTGGATGGCACGCAAGATCGTCGACATCATCCCCGACGACATGACACGGGAATGGCGGGAATGGAAAGCCGATGAGGCGGTCGTCAGCCAAATCGAGGATGTCGAAAAGGATCCGTTGATCAGCCTGCAAGGCAAGGTCAATGAGGCGATGCAGATGGCTAGGCTCCGGGGCGGTGCAGCACTCTATATCGGCGTGGATGTTGGTCGTCCGGAAGAGGAACTTGTTCTCGACCGCGTCGTCAAAGGTTCGTTGAAATACATCCACGTGCTGAGCCGCGATGAGATCAGCTATACAGAGATCAATCGCGACGTGATCTCACCTTACCGGGGCGAGCCGGTCTCCTATCAGGTCTCAGGCGATGGCAGGACGCTCAATATCCATCCGTCGCGGATCGTGCGCTTCATCGGCGCGCCAATCCTTGACCGGTATGTGTCCGCGCTCGATTGCTGGGGGGATTCCATCCTGCAAGTGGTCTACGACGCCGTGCAGAACGCGGCATCGTCGCAGCAGCATATCGCCGCCCTTATCCCCGAAACGAAGACGGACGTCATCTACATCCCTGGTCTGTCCAAGTTGTTGCAGAATGAGGAGACCACGAAGCAGCTGACATCCCGCTTCACCTATGCGAACACGATCAAGTCGATGTTCAATATGATCCTGCTCGAGGGCAACGGCGGTTCCGGCCCAAACGCAGTCGGGGAGGCGTGGGAGCAGAAGCAGATCAACCTTTCCCAGTTCCCTGAACTGATGAGGCAGTTCCTGCAAGTCGCAGCCGGTGCCGCTGACATCCCGCTCACACGGTTCCTTGGCGACGCCCCATCAGGCCTTGGTTCGAACGGCGATCATTCGCTGACCAACTATTACGACAACATCTCAGCTCGCCAGCGCAACAGCTTGACGCCAATGCTCAGGCGTCCCGACGAGATCATCATCCGATCGGCCACCGGCTCACGCGACCCGGACATCTGGTACGAATGGGCGCCACTCTATTCGCAGACCGAAAAGGAGCGGGCAGAGGTTTTCAAGCTCTATGCAGATGGCGCGAGACAGCTTGTCGGTACGGCGTCGGGGCAAGAGATTATCCCCCGCGAAGCCGTGTCCGATGCTCTCGTCAACCGACTGATCGAGGACGGCAATCTGCCAGGACTCGAGGCCGCAATCGAGGAATACGGCAAGCTTTCCGAACAGGAACCAAGCGAGGAAGAACAAGCAGCCGCGCTCGCCGCACAGCAGGTCGTGGAGACGGGTCAGCAGCAAATTCAGGGCAACCGCCAACAAGCGGCTGATGCCGCTCCACGGACACTCTATGTCTGCCGCAAGGTGCTAAACGCCGACGAGATCATTCGTTGGGCCAAGAGCCAAGGCTTCACGTCCACGCTGTCAGCGGCAGACTTGCACACCACGATAACCTACAGCCGGACGCCGGTCGACTGGTTTGCTATGGGCTCGACGTGGGAAGACGAGGTCAAGATACCTCGGGGTGGTGCCCGCATGGTGGAAAAGCTTGGCGAGGCAACCGTGCTGCTGTTCGCATCGAACATGCTTACCTGGCGGCATCAGGAAATGGTCGAACTCGGAGCGTCGTGGGATCATCCCGAATTCCAACCTCACATTTCGATCAGTTACGAGGGCGCGCCGGCCGATCTATCGAAGGTCGAACCCTACCAAGGTGAAATCCTGCTCGGCCCGGAGTTGTTCGAAGAGATCAAGGACGATTGGCAGGAGACCATTACGGAGGACGGAGGTGCGCCGATAGGCGGCGCCACCTTTCGAGGACGCAAAGCGAAAGCGCCACGGCGGCGGAAGTAGCCTTGTCCGGTTCGACCCGAGCAAGCATCCTCGCGGAACGGGTGGGCGGTTCATATCGACGGGCGAGCACCTCCGGAATGCCGCGGGATTGGCCGGTCAGAACGCAGTAAGGCATGTCGAGTTCGCGGCGGTGCGTCGTCCAGCGGAATTGTCCAAATTGGTCGGCGAAGATGTGCGAGGCTTCAAGCACGCAGCAAGCAATCAGGCGATGCGGCACGCGTTGAGACAACACGGCGACGTGGCGGCAGAAAAATCGCGGGGTCAAAAAGCTCTGACCGAAGCGGATTTCCAGCGCCTTCCCGCGGTTGTGAAAAACGGCACCTATCATCCGGCTGAGCAACGACCATTCGGGCCGAGGCGGGTCGAGATTCACGCCTCGGTCGACGAAGACAGATACGTCTACGTCGGCGAGGTTCGGCGCGGTAAGCGCCGTATCGACATGATCACAATGTGGAAGAGGTAGCCGCCCTGCCTCATGCCCTGCTTGCGCAGTCCTTGGGCCAACGTCCGAAACAACGGGCGGCATGACATCAATATAGTTGAACTCATCGCTTCAATCAAGGCGATAGCCGCTGAGGTCAAGAGGATCGGATCTGATGGAAATCACCAATGCTGGCGTCGTCCTCACGACCAACAGCGCCGGCCAAACCGTTGAAGCCCAACCGGTCCTGAACCTCGATAGTCCGTACGTGCTGTCTGGGATCACCCGCAATGCAAAACGGATGCTGTGGGGTCAGGGTATCAGAGCGCCGCAGCAGGAAATCACGGTCTCAAACGGTGAGGAATATGAGGTTTCCAGGCATTGGTATCTGAGCCCGCCGTGGTGGACCCGCAATCCTCGTCTCGGCTTCGCCAACTGGTATTTGACCAATTCGACATCGGCACCCGAGGTCAGTGCCAGCAATTCGCAGTTATATCCGTCGGTCTCCTTTCAGGTCGGTCGTGATGGCACCCCGGCGCAGTTGAAGGTCGGAGGCCAAAGCTCTTTCACAATCGCCGCCGGTAATGGTGCTGTCACCGACACGCCGGCGAATATCATCATCCCGCCCAACACATGGTGTGCGGTCAGGATATGCCGCTACAATGCTGCTGGCGCCAAGCGTGTGATCGACAGTTTTGCTAGGGCGCGCGGCGTCAGCATCGGCGATCGTAGCCAAGTGTCTGCCTCGGACATATCTGCCTCGGTCATGGATGGGACGGACAGTTCCGACTTCACCGCGAACTCGCAATGGGCACCGGGACCGGCGCTGATCGAGGCAGAGGGATGGGACGGTGTCACGCCGATCGGCCTGATCTTTGGGACCAGCATTGAATACGGTCAGGGCGAGGCGCCCCGCTATCGCGACAAGTATGGCGAAATGGGACCGGTCGGCCGCGGCTTTGCCAAGCCAGCCCACAATTCGCCGCGCATCCCGAATGTGAACTGGTCGATCCCGGGCGGCTACGCACAGGCCTTTGCCGCAAACGGCTCAACGCTGGCCAAGCGCAAGGCACTGATTGACGCCCTCGGTCTGAGTTATCTGCCATTCACCTTCATCTACTGCGGCGGCTGGACGAATGACAGCGCGGCGTTTGTGACCTGGATCACCTACATCGGCAATGTCCATACGGCACTGAAAACTCTGTGGCCGACGGCGAAACTGATCCAGGCAACGATGTGGCCGCGGACGCAATCGTCAGACGGCTTCACGACGGTTGCCGGGCAATCGGCGCAAAGTGCATCGTGGACGCTGCTCACCGGTGACGCCTGGAATGTCCGATCATGGATGCTGAACATCCCGAACACCTTGCCGAACATGGATGTGTGCTTCGACGTGATGGACGCGGCCGACAAGGTGTTCGCCGGCGGTTCACGCGGCAAGTGGTGGCTTGATCTTTCCGATCAGTGGTCATCAACACTGCAGGCCGCATGCAATTCAGGTTCGAAGAACATGGTGTCGGCGCTGCTGTTCAATGCCGTTGCCGGAGAGATCATCGGGTTTACCGGAGGCGCGCCCGAGGCCAATATCGTTGTGTCGACCAGCGGAACGGCATCACCTTTCAGCGCCACGCTCTACAACAACATGGCCACCACCCACAACTCGGCTGAGACGATCAAGAAGGCCATCATTTCGGACGGCACGCATCCGAGTGTCGCGCTCAACGACCGTCTTGCCGACGACCTGTTTATCCCGGCTAAACGGGCCGGCATTTTCAACTGACCCCGCCGGCATTCCTTTAAGAGGACACCATGCAATTCGTTGATGCTGTGACTGTCGCGGGAACGCGCCGGCGAGAAGACGGCTATCTTGTCGCCGACGCCCGTATCGCCCGAACTGGTGTGCAGGAATACCTGGGATCAGAGGTCGGAAAGCCGGATATGGCGACCGTTCGCGTCTACCGGCCGGGGTCTGAGGTCTTCGCTGAAGACACGCTGAAATCAGCCGCTCACCAGCCGGTGACCAATGACCACCCGCCCGAGATGGTCAACTCCGAAAACTGGAGGAAATTTGCTGTCGGCCAGACCGGCGATGAGGTGGCGGGCGAGGGCATCTTCATCCGCGTCCCGCTCATGGTGAGCGATGAGGCGGCCATCAAGGACATTGAGGCCGGCAAGCGGGAATTGAGCGCGGGCTACACTTGCGAGCTCGACTTCACGCCAGGCACCACCGCCACCGGTGACGCCTACGACGCCATTCAGAAGAATATCCGCCTGAACCACGTGGCCATTGTGTCGCGCGGCCGGGCCGGATCACAGGTCCGCATCGGAGACGGTGCGGTTTCATGGGGCGCGAGCCCTGTCACCTCCCAGACAGCAGATGAAAGGACAAGCCCCATGGCTGATGCTCTGCGCAAAATGCTGGTTGATGGGCTCCAGGTCGAAACGACCGACGCGGGCGCCGCAGCCATTGAGAAGCTTCTTGGTGACAAGAAGACCCTCGAAACCAAGCTTTCGGATGCCGAGAAAGCAAACGCGCTCTTGTTCGCCGATACTGAAAAGGCCCATGCCACGGCGCTCGCCGACAAGGATAAGGTCATCGCCGCCAAGGATGCCGACCTCGCCAAGAAGGACGCCGAGATCGACGCCCTGAAGGGCAAGATCGTGGATGGTGCCGCGCTGGACAAACTCGTTGCCGCCCGCGCTGATCTCGTGGCCACCGCGAAGACCATCGCGAAGGACGTGAAGACCGACGGTCTCTCCGATGCAGACATCCGCAAGGCTGTGGTCATCGCCAAGCGCGGCGATGCCGTGAAGGACAAGGCTCCTGCATACTTCGACGCTGCGTTCGACATCCTGGTCGAGGATGCGAAGGCAGCGGCCGGCGCGGACCCGTTCGCCAAGGCGGTCGCCGATGGTCTCGTGCCGACCGGCGATGGCAACAAGGTCGTTGTCGACGCCTATTCCAAGATGATTGCCGACATGAAGGCCGGCAAGACCACCGAAACCGTCAACTAAGGAGCGCTCGAAAATGGCGACTTATCAGACTGCTTACACCAACGCTCCTGCGAAAGGCCTGCCTGGTCAGGTCGCCAACGAGGAGCGCAGCAACCGCATCAGCCGGACCGTCGAATCGTCCGCTGGTATCGAGTTCGGCCAGCCCGCTTTCCGCGGCACCGGCGATCATGGTGTCATTCTTGGCGGCACGTTTGCCGCAACCGGTGCCGGGTCGGCTGCCGCATCTGGCAACGTCGGCACCGGCGCCATCACGGCGTCCCCGGCCGTCGCCGCTGGCGCCAAGCAGGGCCGTTACCGTATCGTGCTGACCGCTACCAGCGCTACTGCGCCCTGGCTCATGTACGATCCGGACGGCATCCTCGTCGGTCACGGCGCGGTCGCAACTGCTGCCACGATCGACGGTATCGGACCGTTCACCATTGCCAACGCTGGCACCATGACGGCGGGTGACACCTACTATATCGACGTCACCTACACGGCGAACGCATCGTTCATCGGCCTGGCCATCCTCAACCCGGCTGTGCCACCGGTCGCCACCGGGTCTTCGCTGATCGATGGCTACCCGCAGTACTTCACCGGCGCCTTCATGACCGAAGGCCAGATGTACGTCACGGCGGGCGCGAGCGTGGCCGATGGCGACAAGGTCTATTGGAACCCGGCGACCAAGCGGTACACCAACACGGTGACGCATATCCGCATCCCGAACGCCATCTTCGATACCACGGGCGTTGACGGCGGCATCGTCGAAATCTCCATCCGCAACCGCTGATCCCGAAAGGACGCACAGTCATGAATCAGATCATCACCCGTCCCTTCACGGACGCCCAGGCCGCGTTCCCCTTCGTGGTGGCGCAGGGTCTCAACATCGAGACCAAAATCTACCAGAAGCGCTATCCGACCTTCAACTACGGCGCCCACGTCCCCGTTGTTACCGCTGGCAATGAATGGGCGATCGGCACCATGTTCTTCACGGTCGACGTGGCGGGCGAGGCCAAGTTTATCTCGGGCGCCGCGAACGATATCCCGTTCACCGCGGCGACCCGCGATCAGGCCTCGCAGAACTTCGCCATGATCGGCGCCGGCTGGGAATGGAATATGGAGGAGATCAACCAGGCCGCGCTCTATGGCATCCCGATCAGCGATACCAAGGCGATGGGGTCGGCCCAGGCGATCGAGCGCTTGCTCAACACGATCGCGATGACCGGGTCGACCGAAAAGAACTGGACCGGCTTCGCGAACAGCGCCGCCGTGTCTCGCGTCACAGTCGCCGCGGATGGTTCGGCCTCTTCCACCTATTGGAAGGACAAGACCAACGACCAGATCCTCCGCGACATCAACGATCTCATCGGGTCGATCCGGACCAATACCAAGGAAGTCGAATGGGCGAACAGCCTGCGTCTTCCGCCGGATGCCTTCCGACTGATCAACAGCCGCCGCCTTGGCGCCGGCGATGGCGTGCTCAACTTGCTCGACTACCTCCGCAAGAACAACATCTACACTGCGGAGACCGGCCAGCAGCTCGACATCATGCCGCTCCGTGAACTCGCTACGGCGTCCCAGGCCGGCGGCGGCCGCATGGTCGCCTATCGCAAGGACGAGGAGGTGCTCCGCTTCCACCTCCCGATGCCGCGCCGGGTCCTGCAGCCTCGCCAGAAGTCCATCATGGCTTACGAGCAGGGTGCCATCGCCCGTACCGGCGGTACTGAAATCCGCCTGCCGGGCGCCATGGCATACGGCGACGAGATCACCCCGGTCCCGAGCTGATAGGAGCCTGACATGAAAGTCACGAACAACAGCAAGGCGCCGCAGGGCGTTCATACCGTCGGCGGCCTTCAGTGGGTGCCTCCCGGCGAATCCAGAGAGTTGGCGGTTTCGGCCGCCGACGCTGCCCAGATCGCGAAGCTTGGCTTTCTGGAGATCGACGGCGATCCGGTCGACGACAAATCGCTGTTCGCCTTCGCCGCTCCATTGCTGCCGTCGATCGATATCCCCGACAACGAGGTCGATCAACTCCGGCAACAGGTCGACGCGCTCAACACGAGTGTCACCGACATGGCCGAGGCTCTGCTTGCCAAGGGCCAAGAGATCGAGCGGCTGAACGATCTCCTCACCGAACGGGAGGCCGAGATCGCCGACCTGAAGGCGAAGGCAGCAGATGACGCCGACCAATCCGGCGCGGTCCCTGCTGGCCCGTACGAGGTCAAGGAGACCTCCGCAGGCTGGTTCGGCATCTTCGGCGCCAACGGCGAGCAGATCGGCAAGAACATGCGGTCCGGTGACGCCGAGACCTTTAAGTCGATGAGCCCAGAAGATCAGGCCGCGTATCTGTCGCCCACCGGTGACAAGTCGTAAGGAGAACGCATCATGGCACTTTCCGGGCTCCACGTGGTCTGCGGCTCCACCGGCCAGCAGCGAGACCAAGGCGCTACCCAGCCGATCCTTTCCGTTCCGGAATGGTCTGAAACCTTGGCGTCCGCGGGAACGACCGGTCAGGCGGCGTCGAAAGACGGCAACGTCTTCTACCTGATCGCCTCCGCTGACGCTTATGTCGCGTTCGGAGGCGTTCCGGACGCGACCAAGACCGTCTCGACCGATCGCAGCAGCGCCCGCGTTCTGATCCGCGCCACCGACCCGCCGTTCGCCTGCTATGTCAAGAAGGGCGATAAGGTCGCGTACAACCCCGCCTGAGGACTGACACATGGCCGGCTATGGCGACAATGCGGGGTTTACAGCCTACGCAACTGAGAACGGCTATGTCATTCCCGATGGCACGGCGGACGCCGCTATCACGGCCGCACGGCAGCGCGGATCGATGGTGATCGATCGGTATGAGCCGAAGTTTCCCGGCTCGCGCACCGGAGGGTATGCTCAGGAACGGGCATGGCCGCGCACCGGAGCCGCGACCTATAGCGGCGAAGCCATTCCGGCGGATCTCATACCGTCGCCAATCGTGAACGCGTCGTATGAAGCCGCGTTCTTGGAGTTGACCAACCCTGGCAGTCTCTCGCCGGTGGTGACCGGGTCGGCATCCGTCAAGCGCGAGAAGATCGGCCCGATTGAGACCGAGTACGCATCGTCTACATCATCAACCCCGGCCGACCTCGTGGCGCTCGCGACGCCGGTCGTGACCGCGATCGAGGGTCTGCTGTGGCCGTTCCTCGTGCAACTGCTTCCCGGGGTCTTGGTGGTCTGAATGGCCAGATTCGATTACGCCCGTGCGCGAGCCACGGCAGAACGGCTGATCGCCAAGTTCGGGATGGCCGGATCGATCCAGCGACAGACGAATACCGGCCCGGCCTATGATCCGACCGTGATCACTACAGACTATCCCTGCACGCTGGTTGTACTCGAATACGAAGATCGGCAAATCGACGGCACGTTGATCCGCAGCACAGACAAGCTGATCTACCTGTCGACCGAGGGCTTGGCGATCACTCCAACCGAGGCGGACCGGGTGATCGCCAGCGATACCTATTCCATTGTTTCCCTGAAACCTCTCTCCCCGGCCGGAACCGTGCTGATGTGGGAAATCCAAGCGAGGGCATGATATGACGATCTCCAGCGCACAACTTTCCATCGGCTTCAAGGCCTCGCAGTCGGGCGGCAATAACGCATTCGGCTCGACCTACTGGAATGGCGAAATGTCGGTTATTCAGGGCTTTGTTGACGGCACCGTGGCGAACAAGTTTGATCGCCTGTATATGAGCGAGAGAACGGTCAATGCGAGCACGAATGATGACCTGGACCTCTCCGGCGTCCTGACCGACATCTTCGGCGCCACGATCGCGGCGGCCGAGCTCGTCGGCATCCTCCTTATCAATGCACCCAAGGCCGGCAGCCCGGCGAACGTCTCGAACTTGACGCTCGGCGGCGGTTCCAATCCGGTTGTCGGGTTCTTGGGCGGGGCCACCCCCACGGTCGGACCGATCAAGCCGGGCGGCTGCTTCGTGCTGATGAACCCGGATGCAACCGGTCTGGCGACCATCACGGCCGGTACCGGTGATATCCTGCGCATCGCCAATGGCTCCGGTGGCGCGGCGACGTACCAGATTGCTCTCTTGATGAGGAGCAGTTGATATGGATCGGCGCGCTTTTCTCACAGGCCTGTTCTCCAGCCCGCTTGCACTCAGCGCTGTCCCGGTTGCGGCCGAAGACTGCGTTGAGGTCGATGTGGTGGTCAACGTGGACCGCACGGGCGAAATCAAAGCCGCCGTAGTCGAAGAGCTTCGGCGATACGATCAAATGCTGCCGTCCCGGGTGCACGCCATCAACGCGGGCAGGTATGCGAGAGGCTGATGCGCCGCAACGTCGATCCGATTGAAGACCTGGTTGCCAAGTGGGAGCCGCGCCTTCGGGAAGCCTTCCTCAAGGCGATACACGAGATCACGACCCGCGCCAATGTCGCGGCGATCGCGCGGATGCTGCAGAACGGCGATATCGAAGGTGCCGTAAGGTCTGTAGGTCTTGACCCTATCGACTTCCGCGGCCTTTCGAACGGGATTACCGACGCCTTTGATGATGGCGGCCAAGCGATCGAGGACCAGATACCTGTCCGGCGTGACGCAGTTACAAGCTCGGTCATCCAATTTCATTTCGATGTTCGAAACCTGACCGCGGAAGCATGGACTCGAACCCATTCGGCAGACCTTGTTACCGGCATCATCGAGGATCAGAAGCTCGCTATCCGACAATTCCTGACCACAGGCTTGATCGAGGGACGCAATCCGACCGCTACCGCTCTGGACCTTGTTGGGCGCAAGAACGCTGTCACAGGGCTGCGGGAGGGCGGTGTAATCGGCCTCACGGCCGGGCAGGAGGCTTGGCAGACGAGATACGCAGCAGAATTAGCGTCCGCCGATCCGGATGGCCTCCGGAACGCCCTGACGCGCGGCCTACGCGACAAGCGCTATGATACAGCCATTCGCCGGTCGATCGAGAGCGGAAAGCCGATCCCTGCCGAAACGCGGGCGAAGATGCTGGCGGCCTATCGAAGCCGTTCGCTGAAGTATCGGGCCGACGTCATCAGCCGCAACGAGACCATGCGAGCGCTCGGCGCCAGCCAGACAGAGACCTATCGGCAGGCCATTGTTGCGGGCCATGTCCAGACAGATGCGATCACGCGGTTCTGGATGACCGCCGGCGACGAGCGGGTGAGACATACCCATAGACTCATCCCCGGCATGAACAAGGAAGGCCGTGGCTGGGAAGAGCCATTCGACACGCCGACTGGACCAAGCATGCATGCGCCGCATGATCGTGACATCGGCTGCAGGTGCCGAGAGCGCATCAGGGTCAATTATTTCAGATGAAAGGACAGGATAATGATTAACCGCCGCACAATGCCGAGCACTCTAGCCGCGCCGACCAACCTGAAAGGTGCTTTTGATCAGGACCGGGATGAAGTTGACCTGCAGTGGGGTCGCGTGTCCGGGGCCAAACTCTATGAGACGGAGTCGTCGGTCGGAACCGCGACGAAGCACTATCGGCTTTCCGAACCGCGCCTGACCTTGGAACATGTCGGCATGGACATGACTTGGCGTGTCAGGGCTATATCATTTGCCGGTGAGGCCGGCCCGTGGTCGGATTATGACACCATCGCGATATCTGAGGCCGCATGATGATCAACCGCCGTGGAATGCTCAAGCTCCTCGGGTTGGCGCCAGTGGCTGCGCCTATGATGGCGGAGGCCGCGCCGATCATCGATCTTCGGCAGCAAGTGGAGCGGCAACGAGCGCCATTGAAGAGCAGCCTCACCATCACCAATGGGGTCAACGAGTTGGTGGTAACGTCCGACAGGGTCGGGTGGTTCGAGGTCATGTTGCGTGGGCACAAGGAAATGCTGTTGATCCTCGGCGATTTCCGTATCCGCCGGGAATTCTCGAAGACGGACACCTTCCGCCTGCGCTGCTTCGACAAGGACCACACCGGTCGGGAGATCATGATCCCGTTCACCTATGAGTTTCGGAGCGCTGACCATTCATGAACGGGTCATGCTAACCACCTTGGGAATCATCCTTAACGTCTTCCTGCCGGTAATCTCAGTGTCTACTGTGGTGATCGGTGGCGGAACCCTTATCAAGGTCATCAGGATGCAAGCTGACCAGCACAGCCATTTCCCATGCGCTCTGGACAGGAGACAATATAAATGAGCGATTGGTTGGTTTTGCTGCTCTGTGTCGAGTTCTTCTACGCCGTAGATTTGACAACTCGCTTTATCACCCGACGACCAGAGGAAGAGAAGCTGGCCAATCACATCGATGTCGCGGCGCCCTATCACCCGGAGTTAACCGCCCATGCCTGATTACAAGACCATCAAGAACCCAAAGACGCTCAAGGGCACCTCGATCGATGCCAAGGACGAAAACTTGTCCGGAGGCGTCGACAGTGCCAGTGGTCTCGACACGCCCGAGGGCAAGCCCGACGCTCAGCTTGATATCCGGTACCGCGGCGGCAACACCTACGTCAGCCTGGTCGTCGACAACGGCAAGGGCGATCGGTTGCCGCAGGAATATTGGCGCTTTGCCGGCCTGATCTCACCCGAGGATTGCCGGGCGAACTGGAAAGCGGCGCAGGAGAAGAGTACGGTGGCGGCTAGACCTGAAGTGAAGGAAGTCTGATGGAAGAACCGTGGCAAAAGTTTGAGCGCGAGCGGCGCGAAAAGTTGCTTGCCGCGTTGGCGCGCCCGCTGCCGAAGAGCAAAGAAGACGTTGGATGCGAGGAGTTTTTTGATCCTTGGCAATACATCATACAAGGTATTGATGGCTCGTATTCCAGCCAGTCCGACGATCTCATGATTGAGGTGATGGAGGCTGTCCGCGACCGAAAGACATTTAACCTGATCGAGACGCAAGGTTTTGCCGCCGAGTTCATGCTTTACGTCCTTTCCGGCCATGGGCTGACCGAATATGGGACGTCCCCTCGTGGAGCATGGCCAGATCAGCGCGATCTATGGCAATCGCTCATAGATAAGTGGAAGGCTTACCGAGATATCGTGTGGAACGACTGATGACCAACCCCATGATTGAGCGTGTCGTTGCGGCGATTGCGTTTGAACTTCGCCGTCAATCTGATGAACCAGATATCCAGAGCCCAATGGTCGGTCCAGGGTTGGGCGACGATTTGGCGCTTGAAGGTTATTTCAACCTGAAAGCAATTACCCGCGCCGCAATCGAAGCCATGCGCGAGCCGACAGAGGCGATGAGGATCGCCGGCTACGAGAACGCCGAGCACACGCTGAAATCCATGGGCCGAGACCACCCGTCGGGCGAAGAAAGTTGCGGCAACATATTCTCGGCCATGATCGACGCCGCGCTGAAGGAAGACTGATGTCCAAGCCGTTACCAACATTCACGTTGGACATTCAGTGCCAAATGCGAAACCCTGCGCGACCGATTGGCGTCGGCATATTCGACGGGAAAGATTTTGTCGGCGTTGCGACCCTGGAAGAACTTCGCCGCTGCGTGGCGCGCTTGGATGAACTCCAGGCAGCAGATAGGCCATCAGGAAGCTTCACACCGGAAGCGACGGCCAAGGAAACCTGATGGCAGTCTCCAGCCTTGGATTTGCCGATGCGGTCAAGAACTGGACCGAGAAGACCGAGGCGAAACTGGAGGGCGTCTTCAAGCTCTCGTTCGAGATGACGGTTGAGGCGGTACAGGACCTGACCCCGATCAAGACGGGGTTCCTTCGGAACAGCCTGACCGTCACCATCGGCGAGATTGCCCATATCGATCCAGCCGCCACAGGCAAGGGCGGCGCTCGGGTGCCAGTCACCCCGGCTGCCATTGCCAGTGCCCGCCTCGGCGACACGCTGTCAGCGGGCTTTGTAGCTGCCTATGCGCGGCGCATCGAATACGGCTTCGAGGGCACCGACAGCCTCGGGCGCTCGTACAATCAGAAAGCTAGGGCAATGGTCCGGCTCGGCGTGCAGCGGTTTCCGGAATTCGTTCAGGCGGCGATCAAGCGCGCGGGGTGAGCGGCGGCGGTTTCACGGGATCATCGGTCCCCATCTCGGATGCCGTCAGCAGTCCCAAGGAAAGCAGCGACAGCATTTTCTCACCGGCCCGCAACGCGGTCTCGGCACGGATGGTCTCGCCTTTCTTGCCGGCGAAGAGATCGGCTGCCTGCAAGAGCAAGTCGTGGGCTTGGTTGTCGCTAAGCGGTGATTTTTCAGACATCGACAGAAGGAATATCGGCGATGCGGTTTTCTGTAAACAAGGAAGACGCCGGATACCAGAACTATCAGGCGCTCAGAAGCGCGAAGGTCGTGATTGATGTCCTCGTAGACGGCGCGGAGGTGAAGGACGTTCGAACCGCTGACGACCTCGTGGGGATCGTTGTGCGCGGTGTGCGTGATGACAAGGGTAACTTCAAGACGATTGCCGGAAACTTCGTCGAGGAGACGATCCGCGGCAAGGTCGAAATCCGCATCTCGCAGCCGAAGCCGGTAGAGGCCGATGTCGACGGAGAGTGACATACTCGCGGCTCTGCTTGAACGCCTTGGCACGCTGACACTCTCGCCCCCATTGCCGATCGCCAATCCGGGCATCGATTTCGCGGGCGGGCCGAATTACCTGCGGGCCGACATCCTGCTAAACCAGACCCGGCAGATCACCATCGGTGGTGATCCTCAGCAGAAGCGCGGCATCCTACAGGTCACTGTCGTGTGGGTGAAGGGGCAGGGGCTCATCAAACCGCTGCAGGCCGCCGGCGCCGTCATCAACCATTTCAAGAACCTGGTCCTCTGGGCCGGCGACACGCGGATCACCATCGACCGCGAACCGTGGGCGGCAAGCCCGATGCAGGAACCGGACAGGGTCGAAATCCCCGTCTCAATATCGTGGTATGCCTTTGAACCGGAGGTTTAGAAATGAGCAACAAAAGTACGAAAAAAGGGAGCAAAGTTTACGTCTGCTCCACTGCACAGAACGGCGACCTGAACCAAGCCGGATTCGAAGCCCTCTCCTGGGTGCCGGTTGGCAAGGTTGGCAAGGTTGGTGACTTCGGAGCTACTTCCAACGACGTTACCTACCCCACTTTGGATGAGGCGGTCACGACCCACCAGAAAGGTGTTGCCGATGCCGGCGCTCCCGATCTTGAAGTCGCATCCGTCTATGACGATGCCGGCCAGATCATCCTTCGTTCCTTCGGCGACCCGTTGAACCTAAACAATATGGCCATCAAGATCGAGCGGAACGACAAGCCGGCCGGCCTGACAACCAACACCATCATCTACAGCCGTGGCGTCGTCTCCGGCCCGATGTTTCCGGGCGGCGGCTCGGATGATTTCGATCTGGAGCGTTTCACCGTCCGGCTCAATCAGATCCCGCTGAGGGTGAACCCCACCTGAGACAAGATGCCAGACGCTCTGTTCTATGCCGCACTCGCCGTCAGCATCGTCTACGCGCTCGCATTCGTCGTTTGCGCCTGGGCTCAGGCTCAGACGTTTAAAGACATCTGACCGGCGGCATCGGTCAATCCCAAACTGAGGTAACCCATGAACATCCTCGATATCGCCCCGCAGACAATCACGATCGACATCCGGCACCCGGCGACGAACGAACCGATCGGCCTATCGGTGGAGTGCCAGAGCCTCGAAAGCGATGCGGTCAAGTCCGTGCAGCGTGCGATCGCAAATAAGGCGCTGCGCAGCGGCCGCAATACCCAGACAGCTGAGAAGCTGGAGAACAACTCCATCGCCATCCTTGCTGCCACAGTCGTCTCGTGGAAGTGGGCGGACGGTCTCACACTCGGCGAACTGAAGAATCCGCCGCTGACAGCAGAGAACAAGGAAAAACTCCTCTCTGTGCCGTGGATCGCACGACAGATCGACGGCCCGCTCGGAGACGACACCGCTTTTTTCAAGAAATAGGCGCGGCGTTTTCGGACGCCGTTAGCCTATACGTCAAATACAAGACGCCGGACAAAGACGGGGAAACCCGCGAGGAGCGCAACGAGCGCTTCGATATGGAAGAGGCAACACCGGACCTCGATCCTCCCGACCAGTTCGAATGGTTGTGGATATGGTTCTGGGAGCTTTCCACCACCCGCCGACAGGGGCCGAACGGTCCCGATCCAATCACCTACAGCGATATCGAAGTCTGGTCTCGGCTGACCGGCAACATCCTTCTTCGGGAGGAAATCGCCATCATCCGGCAGATGGACGATGCGTTTCTATCCTCCCTGACTGAAGAATACCGAGAGCAGCGAGAGCGCGAGAAGGAAAGTTGAAATGACTGATGTCGCCGCGCTCGGCTTCTCTGTAGATAGTTCGCCGCTGGTTAAGGCGAGCTCGGCCCTTGATGGGTTGAGCAATTCAGCGAAGAGAGCGGAAGCCGCCGCCAATGGCGTCATTGAGGCCAACAAAAACGCAGCCACTTCTGCTTCATCCATCACCACCGCGACAAGCAATGCGGCAGCCGCCTTAACCAAGGAAGCGAACGCGGCACAAAGTGTAGCGCAAGCTCTCAATGTCACTTCAAGCGCCAGCAACAGCGCGGCAAGAGCGTTGGACAACACCTCTGCCGCAGTTATTCGTTTGGCAGCAAATCAGAACAAGCTTTCTGGCCAAACGGGGAATATTGCTGCGCAGTTTCAGGACATCGGCGTCCAACTCGCAGGAGGTCAATCTCCGTTCCTCATCGCGTTACAGCAGGGTACCCAGCTTTCAGCGGTGCTCGGCACGGTAGGGGGCGGCGTGCGCGGCGTTGGTGCGGCGTTGGCGGCTGCATTTGGCTCAATCCTCAGCCCCGTTTCTTTAGCTACAATTGCCATTATCGGCTTGGGCGGGGCGGCGCTTCAGTATTTCACCGGCGTCGATGACGGGTCCGATAAGGCAAACGCCGCGCTTAAGAAGCACATGGACACGATCGGGCAGATTGCTGAAAAGTGGGGCGCGCAAATCCCCGCCCTTCGTGAATATTACGATCAGCTCAAGCTGGCCCACGACCTAGAGGAATTGGGCGCGGGGAGAAAAGCCGTAGAAAATAGTTATTGGGTGGAGGCTACGAAGCAACTTGATGACCTGCAGCCAAAGCTGCTGAATGCTCAGTCCATATTGGAGAATATCGGGCAAGGTGAGGTCTTCACCAAGACGATCAAGCAGTTCACCGAACTTCAAGCGAAGATCGAAGACCATACTGCGAAAGCCACGGACGCAACAAACGCAGCGAAGACGTTGACTGACGTCTATGAGACAACAGGTGTTGAGGCGTTTAAGGATGCCGCCACGTTTCTGCGGTCCCTTTCAAGTGAACTCGATCGTACCACTCAGCGGATGGAAAAATTCAACGACCAGTTCAACAAGGCTGCCGAAATCCAGGAGCGGCTGCAGAACACGATTCAATCGTCTGAGTTTGTCGAGTTTGGCAAATTTCGCTCGGTTTCGGACTTTATGCCGACAGGAACCGCTCCAACCCCGTCGTCACGTCCAAGCGATCTCGATAATATTAGATCGGAAACGACCGAGAGGGGGTTCCTTGTCACCAGCCTCAAGCAGCAAGCGGATTACGAAGACGCGCTGACTGACACCTATATCAGGGAGCAGAAGGAGCTCGATGCCCTTTACGCAAAGGGCACTACCACGCGCGGCTTTATGGTCGCGAGCGCTCAGGAACTCAAGAAATACGAAGACGAGTTGACGGACGCGTATCTGAAACAGGAAAAGGCGGTCGATGACATCTACAAACGCGGGGTCACCTCGCGCGGCTTCATCGTCACCAATAAGGAGCAGATGCTCGAATATGAAGCAGCTCCCGAAGAAAACGCTAAGCGGATGATCGAGGGAGCAAACGGGAATGCTGACGCCTCGGTAAATAAGTTGTCTGAGGCCTATCGCAAACTTACCGCTACTCAGCAAGAGCAGGCGCAAAACCTACAACTTGAGGCGAGTTTGATCGGCGCCAGCGTGGCAGAACGGGCGCGCCAGACCGCAGCCTTGCAGGCCGAACAGCAACTTCGCCAACAGCATATCGACACGCTCTCGCGCGAGGGCCAGGCATACATCGCCAATGCCAAGGCGCTTGCAGACGCAAAAACGCAGATTGACCGGCAGCAATCCGCATACACCTCGCTCCAGCAAGCAGAGGGCAGTCTGGTCGACACATTCGTTTCCGGCTTCTCGACAATCGGCGGTTCTTGGAAGGACACGCTAAAAAACATGGCGCAGCAGTTCCTCCAGTGGATCGACACGCTCGCTATCGCAAACCCGATCAAGAATGCGCTCACCGGATCGAACCTTCCGACGCTCGCTGATCTTTTCAGCGGTAAGCCATCTGTTCCGGGCGCCACCACGACCGGCACGATGACGGTGACCGCCGCCAGCGTTACGGTAAATGGGGGCTTGACTGGCGGCGTATTGCCTGCGGCGACTAACAATGGCATCCCGGGAGTATTAAACTCAAACGCGGTGCGTCCGGACCTTACAAACAGCGGCATTGTAAATAATCCAATCGCGACCGCCCCCGCCAACGATAACCTGCCGGCCACTGATATTGCTGCCTACATTCGACAAGCCGCCATTCAGCGCGGAATTGATCCCAACGTCGCCCTCACTGTGGCTCGTTCGGAGGGGGGGCTTAATAGTTGGAACTTGCAATCGCAGGTCTTCAAGAATGGGGTGCAGGAACCGTCATACGGGCCATATCAATTGCTTGTCGGAGGGCCAGGAACCGGCTTCCGTCCTGGCCTTGGCAACCAATTCATGTCCCAGACCGGGCTTGATCCAAGCTTGGCGGCAAATGGCCCGCGCGGCGTCGATTTTGCCCTCGACTATGCATCGAAGAATGGTTGGTCATCTTGGTATGGCGCGCGTAACTCTGGGATCAGCAATTGGCAAGGCATTGGAAAGATGCCCGGGATCGACACCACGACCACCAATTCCATCAGCCAGTCACTAACCCGGTTGGACAACGTGACCACCACTACCTCCACCAATCTTTCGACGCTTGGCGACAGTTCGCAAAACCTCAATTCCGGCTTCACGAACCTGTTCAGCACCCTCGGCCAAACGCCAAGCACGACGTCCAGCAGCAGCGGTGGCTTCTTCTCTTGGCTGGGTGGCCTGTTCGGCGGTGGCCCGTCGGTGGGTGGTGGGATGGCTGGCAACAAGATCGCTGCAGCGCCTCGTCCGAACATTCCGGCTGCGCCGCAATCTGTCTCAGGGAGCTCGCAAAAGGTCCGTGTCGAGGTCGTCAACACTGTGGACAAGAGCGGCAACCTGAAGCCGGTAATCAAGAGCATCAGCCAAGAGACCGTTGACGAGCGCGTGCCCGGTCACATCAAGGCGTATGACAAGGATCATCTGCCGAAGCGGGTTCGCCAAATTTCTGGCGACAAGTGGGCGAGGGGCTGATGGCGCTGCTGACATTCCCTCTATCTCTGTCTCAGTTCGCCAATGGGCTGCAGATCGAGAACATCGACATGCACATTGTCCACGGCATCACGCCGTCTGGGCTGGGCACAGGCAACATGATCATCGCCAACCGCCGCTCTGATTATTGGGTGGCGGATGTCAAGATAAGGCCGCTTTACCACAAAGCGGCCCGCGCACTCCAAGCGATGATCAACAGCATGGACGGCGGTCTCAACGACTTCCTGCTCTGTGATCCGGTGTGCGCGTATCCGGCCGAGGACCCCGATGGAACGATCCTCGGCACCTCTACGATTACCAACAGCTCGGTGAATGCGAACGGTATCCAGATGAACCTCACAGGGTTCCCGGTCGGCTACGTGCTGAGCACGGGCGATCGGTTTTCATTCACCTATGGCCCAGGCAACATCTATCGTGCGCTCCACGAGATTGTTGTCGGCGATACCGCCAACGGTTCTGGAACCGTCGGTATTGAGTTCCGTCCTCGGCTGGACGATCCGGATTTAGCAACCGGCAAGACGATGGATTTAAAGCGGGCCTGCGCTCGCATGAAGATCATCGAGGAATCAATCGAACACGGCAGTCGGCAAGACCTGTTCACTTCCGGGCTTTCGTTCTCCTGCGAGCAAGTCCCCTGACATGAAAGACATCGGCGTCAACACCGCCATCGCGCTGCAGAACGCACCGCGAGACGGCCTGATCATGCGCGATCTCGTGTGGATCACGGCGAAGCATCGCGACGATCCAGACGTCAAGGAAAGCATGGGGCTGTGGACCGGGCGGGTGCCGACGACGATCCCGGTCATTGACCCTTCCGACGGATCAACGGTGGATCGCGTCTATCAGCCTCTCGGCCAACTCGACGTCCCGTCGATACCGGCCACGATGGACTTGGAAGTCCTGACGATCCGGCTTTCATTTTCCGGGCTATCAACCGCACTGCTGAATGCCATCCGGCTCTATGACGCCAAAATGGCATCGATCGAAATTCATCGCGGCATTTTCGATACGGCGACCGGACGCATTGTCGATCCAGCGATGTGTCGGTTCTTCGGCTTCATCAATTCCGCACCGATCACGACGGCCCCGGAAGGCAGGGCAGGAGGGATCGAGCTCGAATGCGTCTCGTATTCACGCATCCTCACCATGACGAGCGGCAAGCTGTTTTCCGATGAGACCATGAAGGAACGAGATGGCGATCGGTTCGCGCAATATACCGACGTGGACGGCGACTGGCGCGTTTGGTGGGGCCAGGAGGAGAAGGTCGTCGGCGAGCGCAAGGATCGTCCCAAAGGCAGGTTCTTCAAGGTATGATCACGGTCAAGAGACGCAAGGATTGGCGGCCACGGCTGGACGCCTATCTCGAACGCAGTGAGGGCAAACCATTCAAATGGGGTGAACTCGACTGCGCACTGTTTGCTGCTGACGCTGTACTGGCCATGACGGATGTCGATCTTGCCGCTGAATTCAGAGGCTCGTATTCGAATGAGGTTGGCGCAGGAGCGGCGATCACCGCAGCGGGCTTCGATGGATACGAGGCACTTGCGGAAAGCCTCCTGCCGGCGCCCACAAACGAAAACCCCATTGGTATTGGCGACATCGCGATTGTCGACATGCCCGGCTTCGGCTCCTGCCTCGCCATCGTTGGCGGCGCCCATCTCACGGCGATGACATTGCGCGGCAAGGGGTCGCTCCCACTGTCCCGCGCCACCCGGTTTTTCAAAGTCGGATAGTTGATGCTCAAAATCACGAAGTATTGGCGCGTTGCTCTGGCGACGGCGACGACGCTTGCCTTCATGGCAGCGCCCGCGCATGCCGGCCCGGTCATCGGGCTGTTGGGCACCGCCATCACATCGATCGGCGCAGGCGCGTCCGCTGCATCCGTTGCCTATGGCCTCCTCGCCGGCGCCCTGTCGATGGGCGTCAATATGCTTCTCGCCAAGATATTGGCACCGAAAGAGAAGAATATTGGCATCAAACAGAAGGTCGAGAGCGGCGGCGACAACCCTCTGAGCTTCATCGTCGGCGAATACGCGACGGCCGGCAAGCTCGCCTATGTCAACCAGGGCGGCAACGATCTCCTGAATATGCTGACGCTGGTAATTTCGCTCAGCGAACTGCCGGTGTCGTCCTTTTCGACGGATATCTGGATCAACGGCGAGCTCTGCACGATCGACACCTCGGTGCAGTCCCCATCACCTGGCGACTTTGACACCGATGCCCCGGGTCCCGGCTTCTTTCGGATCACGGAATACGACAAGCGCGACAAGGACGACTACGAGCACCAATATTGCTGGGTTCGCCTTTATGATGGCACTCAGACAGCGGCCGATCCGTATCTGCTCGACACGTTCGGTGCCGACCCTGACAAGCCGTGGACCGAGGACATGGTCGGCCGTGGCTGCGCCTATGCAATCGTTGTCTGCCGATACTCGAAAGAGGGCATCTGGTCGGGGATTCCCGAGTTCAAGTTCGTCCTCAAGGGCATCAAGCTCTACGATCCCCGAAAGGATTCGACGGCTGGCGGCTCGGGATCGCAGCGGTGGCGCGATCAGTCCACATGGACGTTCAGCGAGAACGCTAAAGTCTGGGAATTCAACGCCATCCGCGGCATCTACTATGACGGCAAGTGGGTATGGGGCGGGCAGTCGCAGAAGGTTCCGTCCCTTGCTCCTCCGAACCTAGACGATCCGGACGCTTTCCGCTTTCCGCTTTCGTCGTGGTTCGCAGCAATGAACCATTGCGACGAGAATGTTGACCTCGCAGGCGATGCCGGAACGATCAAGCGTTACACGGTCGGCGCCGAGATCACCGTTGATCAGCAGCCGATCGACATCATCAAGGAGACCGACAAGTCCTGCAACGGCTTCACCTATGAGTTCGGTGGACTTTTCAAGACGTGGGCCGGGCCATTCGGAACGTCGGTTTTTTCCTTCACCGACAAGAACACTATCATTTCCGAGGATCAGACCGACAGCCTCTTCCGCCCGCTGCAGGAGACCTATAACGGCGCCCGCGCAACCTATGTGAAGCCGAAAGCCGGCTGGGTAATGAAAGAGGCGCCGCCGCGGATTTTCGATGATCTGCAGGCCGAAGACGGCGGCTACCAACTCATCGCCGAATTCGAATTGCCGATGGTCACCAACGGCAACCAAGCACAGCGGATCCAGCGCACTGTGGTGCTCGACAGCCGACGCGAAATCAACCATGTCCTGCAACTGCCGCCCGAGGCCTATATCCTCGAGCCGTTCGACGTCATCACGTGGGCGTCGGATCGCAATGAGTACGACAACAAGAAGTTTGTCGTCACATCCATTGAAGACCTCCCCAACTGCAATCAGGCGCTTTCCTTCAGGGAACTGAATTCGAACGACTATGATTGGGATACCGAGTTCGAACTGCCGGACTCTGTCGGAACGCTCACTCCGGTTCGTCCCGGCGCATTGGCGCTTGATTTCACCGTTTCGCCAGATCAGGTCGACCGCCCCGGTGGCGGCAAGGATAAGCCGGCCATCAAGGTTGAATGGACTTGGGGTCTCAAAGACGTCGATCTGAAATGGGTGAAGTATGAGGTCCGCCGATCTATCGCCCAGCCGAAAGTGATCGCGCACGGAACGTTCTTCAACACACAGGATACTGAGCGGACCATCACGAGTTCCGCATTTCGCTTTAAGCAGTCGTTTCAGGTTCGTCTGTTCGCGCAACCCGAGCGTCCATGGCGCCGCAGCTCGTGGACCGGTTGGAAAGACGTCACCCTTACAGACATTGACGTGCCGGGCCAGCCGACACTCACGGTCACCAGCGACCTAGCCGATGACGGAACGCAGATCCGCTATCTCGATGTCGATTGGACTGCAGTGGCGGCAGAGGGAACTTATCAGGTTCGCGATGCCATCACTGGCGGCAAGACCAGGACCTATCCTGCGCACGAAAACGAATATCGCATCCCGGTCACCTCCAGCACGGAGCACACCGTCGATGTGAGGTTTATTGCGGCCGACGGTGGCACGCCGGGCGACTGGTCGCTGACCCGCACGATCACGATCCCGAAGAAGGCGGCGAACAGCACACCTCCTGTCTCGCTAACCGCCACTACCGACAAGTTCGGCAAGATCGTCCTGAAGCTTGGCCGCCCGACTGGGATGAAGGACTTCAAGAAGTTCAACATCTACGTCGCACCCACGAACGACTTCGCCGGTGCCAGCCTGCTTGACGATTGCTTCGGTACCCGGTTCAGCCACAACGATTTGGGCAATGGCGTCGACCGGTACTATTGGACAACCACGTCAGACCGCACTGACAACGAATCCAGCAAATACCCGGTTTCGAATACGGCGGGTGTGCATGGCAAGACAGCCTTTGTTGTTGATGGCGATACCGATGCGACCGCACCGCTCGCTCCGACCGTCAGTGCGCTGACGTCCATCTCTGCTGATATCGACGGTGACGGCACGCTCGATACCGGCGTGCAGTTCACGATCACGGCGCCAGCGTCCGGCGTCGCCTGCAAGTTCTATGAGGTCGACCTTCAGAAAGCCGCGGCGGTCGGCACGTCCGGCTCGATGACTGGCTACAGCCAGGTGCGCAAGAAGACTGTTCCGACTGAAGACCCTGCCATCAGTGCCGATACGCTGGTGCAGATGAAGGGCGTGACCTCAAAATTCTACAAGGCGCGCGTTCGGGGGGTCAGCTTCCAGGGCAAGAAGGGCGCATGGTCGGCCTATCAGAACCTCGGTTTTCAGCCTGGCGGCTATGCCAACAACATGCCGACCATCGCATGGCAGGCCAGCAATCCGATTGTTGCCAAGCCGAAGGGGATCTGGCTCCGGTGGGTGAAACCGACTGTCGGGTCGGACAGCAACCCGATCAAGCACGCCAAAGAGATTGTCATCTTCCGCGGCACGACCAATGTCACTGGGTCGATGACCGAAGTCGGCGCAGTCCCGGCAAATGCCCAAAGCTTCAAGGACGATGACGACCTCGTTGCCAATACGGTCTATTACTACGCCCTGAAGGCGAGGGACCGAAACGAAAACGTCTCGACCGCCTTCTCAGCCGTTCAGTCGGTTGCGTGGCAATTGATCGTCGATGGCGATACTGACCAGACCGCACCAGGCACGCCTTCTGCACCGACGCTTTCGCAGTATACCGCGGACGTCGACGATGATGGTACCATCGACACCGGTCTGACCATCGTCATGTCGCTGTCGGCCGGCGTCCCGGTGAAGTTCTTCGAAGCTGAAATCCAGCGTGCCACCAATTTGGCCGGTCCCTATTCCACTTTCGGCAAGCGTCACCTGGTCAAGGCTGAGAGCTCGGGCGCCACGACCTTTGACTTCGAAGGCAGCGCGGCGAAGTTCTACAAGGCCCGCTATCGGGCGATCAGCTTCAATGGCAAGGAAGGCGCCTATTCGCCGCTGAATGCGACTGGCGTTCAGCCGCTCGAATACCTGTCGACGATCCCGACGCCGACGCTGACGGTCACCCCGAAAGCAAAGGGGATGGCGCTCAAGTGGACGAATTGGCAGAACAACACGATGTTGGAAGCCATTGTCTATCGTGACAGTGTCGAGGTCCAGCGCATCAAGGGCAATCGGTGGTTCGACGATGATGAGCTGAACATTGGTCAGAGCTACAGCTACACCGTCCAATGGCAGGACAAGCAGAACCGGGTTGGCGCACTGTCGTCTCCGAACGCGAAACCCTACCGCGCCAATCAGGCATCCGAACTCCCAGCCGGAGACCGGCTGAACATGATCTTCAACCCAGATTGCGATGATTTGACAGTCTGGGGCACAAGCAGCGGCTTCACGCTGAACACGGCGGGTGTCTCCGTCAACCAATCGCGCAATGTGTTGTTCATCAACGCGAACGCAGCGCTGCTGGACATCTTCTCGCGCCCGCAGGATTTGCCCGTCGAGGGCGGCGTCAGCTACTTCGTATCCGCGATATTCGGTCCTAATAACGGGGTCTCCGCGACCTGCGATATGATCGTCAACTGGTACACGATGGATGCTGCGGGCGTCACCACGTTCCTCAGCAACAACTTCATCGGGACATTCACCGGGTCAACCTACCAGAAGATCAAGACCAACGACCCGATCGTCGCGCCGGCAGCCGCACGCCGGGCAATCATCTACGTCAGGAAGAACTCCGGCCCGGCGGCCAGCCTTGTGTTCATGGCGCCTATCTTCCGCAAGGCAGTCGACAATGATTACCTCGCGCCGGGCTCCGTCTCTGAAGACAGGACGGATCAGACCGCGCCGTCTAATCCGACGATCACGCTCAACACCCTCACGGCGGATATCGACGGAGACGGCACGATAGACGCGGGTCTCTCGCTCGCCCTTGTAAACCCGAATACGGGCGTCAGCATCAAGCGCTATATCATCGAGGTCCATCGCGACAGCGCAGCCAGCCCTGGCGTGTATACCTTCTGGAAGCGGGACACGATCGAGGCGGAAGACGTCGCCGACAGCCTGACCACGACTTACAACTTCAAAGCCAACAAGAACCGGTCGCATAAGTGCAAGGCGCGGTCTGTCGCGTTCGGGGGCAAAAAGGCTGCGGCGTTCACAGCGCTCAGCAGCGCCCAGACCCCGACAACCGTCAGCGGCTATAATGGGAAGACGGCCGCATCGCCGTCGCTCTCTCCTGTCGCCAACGCCGTCAAGGTTACCTGGGCTCTCAACGACAATGGCGGCAATCCGCTCGATCTGACCATCTACAAAAAGACTGAAATCCTCGTCGGAGGCGCGACTGTCGGGACGACCCAT